CTTTTTTTTTCTGTTCATTGATGCTATTATCTGCGTTACTAAGACAACCAAAGAGGAATAAAAACATGGCACTATACAGAGAAGGCAAGGCGGCTATGGCCGCAGACGGAACAGTTACCGGAACTGGAACAAAATGGCAATCATCGCTTTCGCTGATTCGCCCTGGCGCGACGATTATGTTTTTGTCGTCACCAATTCAAATAGCTGTAGTAAACAAGGTGGTCAGTGACACTGAAATTAAAGCAATTACCACAAACGGCGCTGTCGTAGCGTCTACTGACTACGCGATCCTGTTAAGCGACTCGCTGACCGTTGACGGCCTGGCGCAAGATGTTGCTGAAACTCTGCGCTACTATCAGTCGCAGGAAACCGTGATTGCGGATGCAGTTGAGTTCTTTAAGGATTTTGATTTCGAATCTCTTCAAAATCTTGCCAACCAAATTAAGGCAGACTCTGAAGCTGCGGAATCAAGTGCTACGGCGGCTGCCACTTCTGAAAACGCGGCAAAAACTTCAGAGGCTAACGCAAAATCTTCTGAAAATGCGGCAAAAAATTCAGAGGTAGCAGCGGAGAATGCAAGAGACCAAGTACAGCAGATCATCAACGACGCTGGCGAACAGTCAACGCTGGTGGCGCTGGCGCAGCCTGATGGGGCAAAAAACATAGGCAAGTGCTCAAGCATAGCACAGTTACGAAATGTTGAACCAAACAGCGCGGGACAGAGAATCTTGCTGGCATCATACAAAGCAGACGGAACTGCTGATGGAGGCGGCGAATTTTACTATGATCCGACAGATTCCACCACGGCTGACGATGGTGCATCATGCATTGTTACCAGTGGCGGCAAAAGGTGGAAGGCAATTATAAATCCGGCAGTCAAAAGTTCGACGTTTGCATCTAGCGTAAATATTAACGCCTATCTCGCAAAGAAAGGCGTCAACTTGCAATTCGACAATGCACTAACGCCGACCGGAACAATCAACGTTCAGAGCAACACACGTATTGAATTCTCCGGAAATGGCGAAATTGACGCTCCGAGCACGCTGATTCAAGGAATTACAATCGCAGGTTCCGCCCCGACGACCTTCTATAACCTGTCAGCTGATGCCCTATCAGGCGCTTACCAGGTAGCCATAGCTGCCGACCAGTTCGCTGTCGGTGACTGGATCGAAATTCGCTCTGAAGATCTTGTTAAGGGGCCAAACGCGAAGGGCGTTAAGCAGGCGCAGTTACGGCGCGTGGTGAAAAAGGAAACGTCTGGCGGTCAGTATGTGTACTCACTAGACAGAGTTCTTGAATACGATTTTCTCGTCGCTAGCACGGCGAGGTGCGGCAAGGCTACTGTGATAGAGAACGTGGTTCTTGATAGCCCGCGACTGAACAATATCAACTATCTGAATCAGTTCGGAATTGGGATAAACTGCAACTATGTGGTCAATCTTAGAATCATTAATCCGATTCTTATTGGCTCAAAGGATAAGTTCTTCATTGAAAACGACGCCGGAACTGGTGTTGCAGGACGAAGCGCGATCAAACTGAACAATTGCCGTGACGTGACCATAGACGCCCCGGTGTGCCACCATCAGGGTTGGTATGGTGTTGAAGTTCTTGGATGCAGCGAAGATATTAAAATAAACGATGGGGATTTCAATGATTGCCGACACGGCGTTTCGGTTAACTGGTCAATGCCATACGGTGAACCGAGAACAGTAATATTCAATAGATGTGTTTCAAGCAATGCAACAAAGGCGGCATTTGACACGCACGATGTTGGGGTTGATATTAAATTCATAGATTGCCGTGCAATAAAATCCCAGGGCGATGGTTTCCAGTATCGCGCCCGGAACGTGAAATACATCCGTTGTTATGCTGCATACTGCCTGTCCAACGGTTTCGACGGCGCACCAGGTGCAACAGGTTCTGAATTTAAAGACTGCGTTGCAGAATTCAACACAGAGGCCGGTTTCAATATCGCATTCGAACCTGGCACCGTGCGGAACTGCCGAGCCTACGGAAACAGGGTTGGTGTCAGTGCAATGGGAGGAAAGATACTTGGTGGCGAACTGGAAGGAAACTCACTGGCGGCCATCGACTACGGAACCGGACTAACCGGTGTTGCCTCGCAGTCAGCGCTTGAAGTTACTGGCGTCAAGATGCCGTTCAGTGACGGCACGACAACGAAAGCGCAGCCAAGAGCAATCTATTTCCGTGGCGCAAAAGCGGTTGACCCATCCCTAGCCACGATCCGCGATTGTGACATCAACGGGTATGGCAACAATTGGGCATTGCTATCGTCTTATTCTTCTCAGCCATCACTCCCGGTGATGTCTGGAAATAAGCTGGATGCGACTGGCATTGTCGGCACGGTAACGCTTGTTGCAGGTACAGCTACGGTGCCAACAGCGAGCGCGAGAAAACGCGAAACAACGAACGTCAATGAGCTTTCAACGGTTAGTAAGATCAAGCTGACCAGGCTTACTTACCAGTCGGCCACGCCGCTTGGTGACCTTTACGTGTCACAAATAAACAACGGCGTTTCGTTTACTATTATGTCTACATCAAATTCGGATGTTTCGAAAGTTATGTGGGAAATATCCCTGTAATTCACGCCTCGCTTAGGCGGGGTTAAAAAATTTCACCACAATAATTGCGTGATAAGAGGCTACATTAATGGCATAAGCAACTATTCACACCAACTACGGCCTGCAACGGTTAGCGCAGGCCTAAACAACCGGAGTTACCGAAAACAACATCAACCTTGTTGCGATATGACACATCAAGCATATCAAGACAAAAAAAGAAAAAAAGAAAGGGGCCGAATGGCCCCTTTTTGTTATGTAAAGCTATTTGAGTTTGTGCGGAATGCGGTTGCCGTGATGTTCTCAATTTGACAACTATAATCCCAATTTGCGTCTCTTCCTTTCGCTTTCACAAAGAAAGAAGTGTTACTGTAATTTGCTGGAATATCAGCAGAAAATCGAAATTCAGCAGCATAAGTACCGGATGTTAGCCTTGGGTTAACTGGAAAAAGTCTAGTTACCTGCTGCCCTCCAATATTGAACGTAACTTCAACAATGTATCCGTTTCTATCGTCTTCACCCCCTGTAACCTCATAGATTAATGTGCAACTAAGAACTATCGTCATTCCATAACCGCGATTTTGATAGTACCCGTCACGCTGAACGGTATTGTTTCTTCGAAAGCTCAAGCCATCATATCTTCTGGCAACTGCAATATCACCTATGAAGCTCTGAGCCTCAATCGTACCCTTGAACGTTCCGCTATTAGCCTCGATATGGCCGCGAACGGTAACGTTATTAAACTCAGAACCGCCGTTCTTGTTAATCACCCATCCTTGCTGCCCAGCGATGTAGTTGCTGGACTGAATGACGTTACCGATCTTCGCGTTGGTAATCGAACCGTCCTGAATAAGCGCGTTATTCATGAAAACCTGGTCATTCTGCACAACAAAAGGCAACGTGTACGCTCCAGACTCAGCATTTCGGATGATGGCGAATCTATCAGCAATAAACAGAACTTGCGAAACAACGTTTCCACCCTGTGATGTAAGCTGTAGGGCCATCCCGGAATTGTATTCCTGGCCGTTGTAAGTCAGCCCTAGCTTCATTGTATACATGGAACCAACTCCATTAACGTTTGCCCACGAATCAAGTTTCTGATCTAGCGCTGCGGAGTTCTGGCCAATCCTTGCTGATAGCGCCTCCTCCGACGTAACGCGAGCCTCAGTTTCATTCGCCAACGCCTCGTTAACTTGAGTTAATCCAGAATTGAGGTTTTCGTTGAACTCTGCCGATATCTGGTTAACCTGCTGCACCCTGGCTTCCGTCTCATTTGCTATGAGAACTTCTGCGCGTTTAATCTCAGCCTTCCTCTTTCCATTCTCCTTTCTCATGATTCTAACATCTCCATCATTCGCTAATGCGTTTTGGATGATGCTGTTAGCGTAGTCATTGAGTTTTGCCGCACTATCCTGTGCACTCACCTGAAGTTCTTTCATCGCGTCGCTGTCGAGGATCTCATCCAGGATCGTATCCGTGATGGCGTTAACGTCAGTAGACGACATGCCGCGAGCGTAATCAGTCCACGCTGAAACGTTGCCGATACGGTCTACGCTTCTGGCTTTGTAGAAGTTCACGTAGCCAGCGGGAAGAATTGAATGCCAGTATTCAGAAGCCGGGTAGGGAATCAGGGTAAGCAGGCTTGCATCCTGATCGGTTCCGCTTTGTGACTGGTAAAGTTCAATGTATGCCGTATCTTCCGCTCCTTCCGGCATGGCCCACTTAACGCGAATGCCGAAGATCTCATTGTCCGACGCAAAAAGGTTAATCGGGCCTTTTGGCGCTCCGACTTTCCCGGTCAGCGTAGCGCTTGCCAATGCAGACCACGGAGACGCTACATTCCCGCCGCTAATGCACCTTACGCGGGCCTGATACTCACCAGCATAGATACCTTCAATATCAACCTGCGTTGTCGCAGTGCGCGGAACGTTGTTCCAGTTACCGCCATCCTTGCGCCATTGCACCTCGTACAGTTTTGCATACTGCACGGCAGACCAACCGATCACCATCGTCTCGACGCTCATACCCTGGACAATGCGAGAAAATGAACTAATTGTTAAGTCTTTCGGAGCGCCCAATGAGTCCGGGTCAACAACCGAAGTTGGTCGGTCATCGGTAATTACTCCGTTGTCGATCGCATCATACTTGTTTGGGTTGTACTGCGTAGCCGTGATCGCGAAAGTGAACTCGTCGTCATCACTACCCTTTTCAATCCTGGTTACTACATACTGTTCCGCTGCAAGCTGATCACTTTCGATCAGGAATACGCTGTCAGGTGCAACGTCAAAGTTATATCCAACGTTTAGCGTGATGGTTTTTCCGTCTGCCGAAACGCTGGCAATGGTGCGACGCACTGGCTTGCCGTCGTCAGTATTCAGGATCAGAGTGTCTCCAGCTTTCGCGTCGCAACGGTAGGCCAGGAATAATTGCACGCCTGATACTTCCATAACGCGGCCAGACAGCACCAGGTTAAAGGCCGATTGCCAGTGCGGATCTGCAACGTAAATCACATCGCCGCAAGAAGGAATCATACCTTCCAGTCCAGTGGAAAAAGAAACGGTTGTGGCGCTTAGGTTCGTTTGCAGAATCCAACGCCCACGGCGGTTCGCCTCAGTCCTTCTGGTACACCCGATCGCTGTAATGCTCGTTGGGTTATGGCCAAATCGCATGGCTGCGTCCGGGTTGAATACTGGTTCAATATCCTGTTCGTACTGGTTTTCTTCGTCGTCGAACATGACGTTGCACGACGTATACATCGTCTTTTCGCTTGGGAACGTCCGAACGAAAACGCCGTCAACGACGTTATCAGCCGTAAACAGGTACACCGGATCGCGCGGCTTGTCGACGATAATCGAAAGGCTTTCACCGTTGTAGAACGTCATTCCACGGAACGCGGAACAAATATCCCTTACCAACTGGAACGCCTCAACCTGCGACTGAACAACTACATCCATCAAATAGCGCGGTTCCATCCCGCCGCGATTGTCCGGCACAAGCTCATCACAGTATTGCGCCACCTCGTACAGCGACCACTTATCAACCGGGATTCCTAACTCACGCTGGTCTAAACCATAGCGCTGATTCATGATCAGGTCATAAAGTACCCATGCCGGGTTATTGCTCCACGCCCACTTGAAAACACCGTCCCACGTTCCGGAGTACGTGCGATTAATCGGATCGTAGTTGCTCGGAACCTGGATAATCTTCCATTTCTTTTTGAGTGAGATAGTGGGGATCTGGTTCTGGAACAGATCGCTATCGAACTCAACGTAAAGCATGGCCGTTAACGGGTAGCGGAATTTGGCATCAATAACTTCAGCGTAGGACTGAACCTGGAAGGCATCGACCACCTTCACCCCGTCAGCGTCCGGCGTTACTCGGCTAACACGGATAAGCACCTGCGACGTGAAGTCTTGCGGTAGGTTAACGCGGATGCTCCGATCGTAACCGCCAGTCGTGTTCTTACCGTCAATCTTGCCAGTTAGGTAGGTCTGATAACTTGCACCATCTACCGCCATCTCGATCTTGTACTCAACAACCGATCCGACCATATCGCCGTTATCTTTTTGAGTCAGCACGCGCGGCCATAACAGGCGAAAGCGAATAGCAGACAGATTTTTGTTCGATACGGTAAGCGTATAAGGCGTGTTGTGAGTGACTTCACGAGCAACCTGGAACTCAGCGCTTGATTCGCTGAAGCCCTGGATGTAGTCCTGCGTTTGCGTGCCGGAGCGGAACTCTGCAATCACGCCCTCATAGTTGAATGTTCCATCCTCGTTCTGAACCGGGACGCCGCCAAAATGCAACTGCTTCAAGCTGAAGTCGTTAACCACTTCACCATCCGAAACAGCAAGCAACAATTTAACCTTATCTTTTGAGATCAGGTTATCTGGCATTTCTACCGGGGTACGCGGCGAACTTGAGCCACCCTTGCGGGCCTTGATATTAGTCATCGTTTAGCCTCCTGTTAATAGTATCGCAATTGTACACGACAAAAAGCCCGGAGGCTACGCCCCCAGGCTAAAAAGCGAATGGCTTAATTAGTTGTTGTCTTCTGCGTAAGATCCCGAACCGAACAATGCGCCGCCAGCCAATCTGTAACCGTATGGCAACTGGATTGGATACCCAGCCGCCGTGGTGTTAATCGGCCCGCCGAACGCATACGATGGCTTATTCTCAGGTGATTCACTCGCCCGCATGTTTCCGCCCATCTGCGGGGCGATCATCTGCATTACGCCACCTAAAACCATTGAGCCACCAGCCATAAAGGCCGCCGATGCAAAAGCGCCCATCTCGGCCAATGCTGCGCCGCCAGTGTAGAACGCTGCTACCATAATCGCCGCGCCGATAACGATCTGCAACAACCCGCCGTTCTTTCTGGCTTTTGGGATTGGGATGATTCGAATCTCCTTTGCCACGGAGAAAGTTGCAAAGTCGCTCGTACTGATTGGCTTTCCGTCTGCGATGATACCAAAGCGCATGTTTGAACCAACTTTGCTCTGCATGAACGGCTTAAACCCTTCAACTTGGTAAGACAGCGCCCGGATGCATTCAGCGACTGAATCAACCGCAAGTTTGTGGAAGACACCGAACCGACGGCCCAGGGAACCAGATAGTTTAATCGTCTTTGTATGTGATGCCATGTTTTAGCTCCTTATGCCTACAAATTAAAACCTTGTGTTGCTCGTACCATCCAGAATAGATATCCCGGCGAGACAGCTTGCCATATGCGTGATGAAGGATGTTGTTATTTCCAACGTAAATCCCAGCGTGATTCCACTTCTCCGCCTGAATCTGGAAGATTATCATATCGCCAACTTCAGGCTCGCCAGTGTTTTCAATGAATCCGTCCTCTTGCCAGTAATCCTGGTAAAGATTCTCTTTGTATTCCGGCTTCCACCATTCGAACGGTACTCGACGATCTTTTAGTGTGACGCCGTGGCGCTTGTGAAAGTCCATAATTAGACCATAGCAATCGTAAGCCCCCAGCGCCCAGGGTCGACCAATCAGCGGGCGGCGTTTCGGCTCAATGATTCGCATATCGCCTTCCGGGATGGAGACGATAATCCACGACAAGCCAGACTCATCGCAAAAGCACAAATCTGTGGCGCTTGGGGTCGTGGTTGCACCGTCTCCAGTATGCGAGTGAACGAAAGCGATCGGCTCGCCATCCATTGCCGCCAGCGCATACTGCGTTTCGTCCGGCATTGATTCGTTCTCAGGATCTGGAGAAACGTTGTCTAGTCGGTGATATTTCTGCACGCGTGATTTTTGCGTTACCAGCCCGGCGCATTCGTGCGGGTAGACTTCCTTCGCGTGCTGCATGATCTGCATTTTGATTTTCGGAGTTAACATATTAGCTACCACTCTTTAACGTTGCTGTCGCACAACCGCCAAAACTCAACGGTTCATCTCCAAAACGAAGCCTGCAAGAAGAAACCAGACCACCACAAACATCTTGCGACGGGTCGTCAACCCTGTTACCTAACTTGTCGAAGTATCCGTTCTGCCCGTTGTAGTCGCAGCCTTTGCCAGACTTGTACCACCCACGCTGCGCCCAATAGCAAACGGTTTGCGTTAGGCGTGCCGGGATCATTAATCCGTCCATATCAAACACGGATGTTAATTCGAATGTTGCCTTTTGCGGGTCAACTTTCTTAGGTCGCTCGATGTAGTAAACAAATCTCCTAAAGTCGCCCTCTTTAACACTGCCGTCATTTTGTAGCAATTCCTTGACCAAAACCCATACCGTAACTTTGGCTTGCATGAGGCCGTTGTAGGCGCGAATAAGAGCACTAGCTTGCGCATCAATATTGCTAACCGTCAGCGTTGGCTTTTCCACTGTGCCATCGCTCGACATTGCGATCCCGCCCAGGCCGAACGGGCGCGGGCCGTACTGCTCGCCGCGAAACGTGATCATCTTTGGCTGAAGCGTCCCGCCGTTAACCGCTGCCAAAAGCTCCTCGGTTGTATAGGCGACGTTCTCGTTATGGAATCGGTAGACCTGCCCGCCGAACTTTGTGGCGTCGATATCGATCAGCGTTAGGATCTCGCCGGGGAAAAGTTTTTGTAAGCAGTTCGCAAACTCTTTTGAAACATTGGCTGTCATCGTAAGCCCTCCTCTAATTGACTCCAGATCATAGGCCAAAAAAAAGCACCCGTAAAGGGCGCTTTTCGATTATCCGGCTGAAGTGAAGCGTTCGGCGAATTCAGCCGTTACCTCAAACACCCCGCCACCCTGCGGCGCAAGGTTAACGGAGTCGGCAGTTACGACGAATACGCCCATTCTTCCATCCGGTGCCTTCCACACAAAAGGCTTTGTTACGTGCTCCTGGCAGAAGTCATAAACCTCCTCCCAATCCGAACCACCATAAACGATCGGAACAGTCCGGCGCTTCGTGTTAATTCCGCTCGACGCCGTTTGGATGTAGCCGTTTCCGAAACTGATCGATCGAATGTTGTTGGAGATGGCGACCTTTGCCGCCCCTCCTTGAATTTGTGTACACCATTTAAAGGAATCCACTACTACCTCCTCACTTTCTCATTTACGAACTTCGCAATGCGCCCGTTTTGGCTCAATGCCTCGGTGAACATATCGTTCACGATCTGCCTTACGCCTTGCTCTAAACCCTTACTATCCTGACCGGAACCCATCGTGATGTTAATATCACCGATAGTGAACACCATCGCCGCCGATGCCGCAACGTTGCCGCCGTTGGTGATTCCAGATCCTGAACTTGCGTTACCGCCAACCAGGCCGCCACTTGCATAGCCGCGCATGAGTCGATACAGGTTTTCCGGGCCTAGCCTTTGCGTCGCCTCTTTGGTGAATACGAATTCCCCGCCGTGAACAACGCCTTTTGGCTCATACTTCCCGCCGTCGCCAGTGTAACCGCCGCCAGAAAATCCCTTGCTGAACATGTTGGCGAAGCTGAACGTTCCACCACCGCCAAACGCGGCAGAAAGCGAGTTAAACAGCGCCATCTTGATGAGCATATTGGTAATGTCACCGATAATGCTTCTTGCGAAGTCGCTAAAGCTGGCCTTACCAGTCATGACAAAATCAGTAAGCACGCTCGCCATGCCGTTAAATGCGTTTTTAGTGATATCCCCGATGTTGGTGTATACGTCATTAACTTCGTCGCCAATATCAGCCCACGCATGAGTAAACCCGGCCTTCCAGTTCAGCATTTGCGCATCTTGCTGTGCGTAGAATTTATCGCTTGCGGCCTGCATCGCTTTAAATCCAGGGTCGCTTAAAGATCCGCCGCTGTTTTTCCAGTCGGCCGCCATCTGCGCATTGGCCCGGTATCTCTCCTGCTCCTTGCTACCCATTCCGGCGGTATCCTGTAGCGCTTTGGTTTTCTCCGCCATCTGGTTTTGATACTTGGTAGACTTGTCAAGCAAGGCGTTCAGTCGCTGCTGCTGAACAATCTGATCTCCCACAATGGCCTTTTGCTCTGCCATGTACAGGATATTCTTTTTGTTCGCCAGCATCTGCTGTTCGCTTTGGGTCAGTTTTCGCTTCTGGCTTGCTTCTTCCAAAACCTGGAATTTAGCAACCGTCTCGAAGTAGTCCTTGCGCTGCTGGCTGATCTTGTCATCAAGCCCTTTGTGCTGCTGCAAAACCTTTAACTGCGCCTGGAGCGATAGCAGTTCAGCCTGGTACTGCTCATCAATTTTTACTCCCGCGTCTGCCTGCTGCTTCCTTGCGTTGCGGTTTTTCAGGATATCCTTTTCTTCCTGATTTACGCGTTCCTTCGTTTTGCTGCTGTACCCACCAGAAACATCTTTGTTATTGGCGGCGTCAATGTACCCCATTTCTCCTTTGGCGATCCTTGCTTGCTGCTCCGCGATGGTTTTTGCAAGCTCGGCGGATTTTGCTTTCGAGTCCTTGATTAACTGCTCCTGCTGCGCCAGAAAGTCATTCCCAAAGTCTTCCATTCCGGGGATTTTCTGTAGTTTTCGGCCAGCGTCAACGATGAACTGCGCGATCATGGCGTCACCGTCGGCAATCAGCTTCCTGATCGTGTTGATGATCGCAGAAACCGTATCGACGATAAGGTTTAGCGCCCCGACCGTGTGATTTCCAACCCAATCCCATGCGTCAGAAGCCCACTTCTTGATATCCATCCACATTTTTTCAAGAGGTGTTGCGCTATCAGCCACATCTTTCAGTCGCTTATCCATCGTGTCAGCAAACAGTTTTGTCGCCGCATCTGCTGCTGCCGTCTCGCCTTTGGTTTTACGCAAAGATTCGATGTAGGTTAGCTGGCCTTCATTCAGGAAGTTAAACTTATAGTTAAGATCAGCAAGCCCCTTAACAGGATCTTTTAAGATTTGGTCAAAGTAGCCCTTGATCTTATCGCTGCTCTCTCCCGTCTGCGCTTCCCATTCCGCCGTAGTCTTCGTGATGGTCTTAATCTGGCCAATGGTGTATTTTCCAGAAGAGGCCAAAGTTGACGCGATATCCTGGATTCTCCCTGAAGTTGCGCTCGAAGTCTCGCTCAGTTCATTAGCAAGATCGTTAATCTGCCCTGTGGTAGTGGCAGCATACCCACCAGTCAGCACCAGCGCATTCGCCAGATCCCTTTGTGACTTCCACGCATCGAAACCAGCTTTTGCAATTGCTGCGATGGCAGCACCAAGAGCAACCGCGCCGATGGTTACGGGGTTAATGAACCTAATAAGGCCGCCCATCTTCTCGCCAGCCTCGGTGGTATTATTAAAGCTCTCAGCCAGATCGCTTGCGCTTTCGCTGGTTTCGTCCAGAGATTCATTAATATCAGCGCTAGTGCCAAAGATTAGATTTTTCAGCGCCTGAAATGCATTCCCTACGCCGCCAAAGCTATCCTTGATTTGCCCGCCCTGCTGAATTGCAACCATCCAGACTGGCATACCTGAAGCAAGTGACGTTACAACGTCCGTGATCTGCGCCGGAAGCTGGCGCATTGCTGCTTGATATTGCCCGGCAGAAATGCCAGCCAGGCCCATAGCGTTTTGCTGTTTCTTTAATGCTTGCTCTTGCTGTTTCAGCGCGTTAATGAACGGGGCCGCCTCCGCAGATACGCCCAATTGCGCCGCCTTCATTTCCAGCAGTTCGGCGCGTGTTTTGCCTGCTGATTCTGCTTGCTGTTTCAGGCTGGCGACAAAATCACGCCCGGCGTTAGTCGCCTTCTGTTTCGCCTCAGCCTCAGCGATTGCCGCGCGGCCTTCTTCGGTTAGCGCCAACTGCTGCTGTCTCAGCTTGTTGGTGGTCGACTCAATGACAGCACCCAGGCGGAAGAATTCCTTGTCCGGCACAAGGCCCAATTGCCAAGCCTTATCCAGTTCTTCCGAAGCCTTGCGCAAGTTAGCCATTTTCGCGATCGTGGGATCGATAGCGCCCGCGATGTTGTTGAAATTGGTCTTGGCCTTTTCCGTGGTTTTCTTTTGGTTCTGCAATGCGCGGTTCATTTCCTCAGTCTGCGCCGTCGCGCGCTTCTCAGCGTCCGCCAGCGACTGAAGACCAGCCCCGGTTTGTTGGCTTTGGTTCTTCAGTTCGGCAAGTGATCGCACCGCTCTGTCAACCTGCGACACGTCAACGCCGAACGTCAAGCCAGCTACTTTATCAGCCATGTTAGCCCCCATATGAAAAAAGCGCCCGTAGGCGCTTATTGTGATTTTTTGTAGATCTGTTTGAGGTATTCACCCTCCAGGATCTGCAAGTCAAGCAATGCCGCTTCTCGATTGTCGATTTTATACAATTCAAAGAACATAGGCAATGTATTATAGTCCAGCCCCGTTGGGCCATTCATCCCAATGCGCCATTGCGTTTGCATGGCTTGGAATAGTTGCCAACTTTGGGCGGTCTGCTCATCGAAGAAAATTTCCTCTAAATCAGCCTCGTAATCCGATCGCCGTAAACCATACTCAGCAAGCTGGCGATCTGTTAACTCAGGCTGAAGTGTCAGATAAACAGCCCGCCTTAGACTTTTGCACGATGCCCGGCAAGCGCGGCCATGTAGGTTTGAGGCAACGCCATGACAAAGGAAGGGTAATGCGAGCACAGCCAGGAAATGTTTTCATCCGTAAATTCTTCGTCCAGATCCCAACCTTCGGCCATGAAGCGGATAAAATCCACGTTACCTTTCGGCGCTTTTTCTTCGCTTTCATAAAACTCCTTCATTTCATCGGTGGAGTGATGTTTTACCGTCATGTTGATGGTTGCATCTTTGCCATCTGGGCAAGTGAAAGTTACCGGAAGTTTGAAGGAAGGAAGTTCGCCGCCAATACGAATTTTAAACTTAGCCATTTTGTAATCTCCTGATTGGTATGTGTTGATTGCTATTATGCACAAAAAAAGGCGAGGCACAAGCCCCGCCAGTTAATTAAGCGTTGGTTACAGGTAAGAAAACGTGCGAACCTTTAAGTGCAACGTTGAGGGTCACGGTTTCCATTTCGTTGACAGCCGTCGACGGGATATCATCGAAGGAAGCCGTTCCAGACCAATAACGAACTTCCGCCGCTCGCGGTACATACATGTACATCGCTTTCGCCTCTTTGCTCGCATCGGCAGCACGCAGAACCGGGTAGATCGCGTTGTCGTACTCATGCGCAAATTGGTAGTTGAGCGTTACCGCAGATTTGTAGGTCGGTTCGGACTGCTCGCGTTCGTCGCTCAGGCACTGATAGTTATAATACTGCTGCTCGTTACCATCCTTGCCCAAATCCTGAATACATGGCAATTCGATCCAGTCAGTGACGACGCTCACGCTTCCGGTTGCGGCGGTTGGATACTTGTTGGTGTCGGAGGTGTCGAACTCCTCAAGTGTTGCCACGCCTGCCGCCACTGCTTTTACGCGAGCCACCTTGTTAACAAAGTCGCCCCAAGTGCAATCGGTAAAGATTACGATATCGTTAACATCGAGCGCACCATCCGCCACCGTGATTGTTGGGTTTTTCGCGTCATTGGTCATTGCGGTAAACGGAACCGCCGCACCGCGTGCCTTCTCAAAGAAGACCTTTGCACCGTTTGGTAAATGCATGTTGAATACTCCTATTTGAATGAAAGTTTTACACCGCCATTATGCCTATATATTTCCAGGCTGGCAAGAAATTATAAGCACCTCTAAGATCAGTTAGGTAGATTGATAACCGCTATCCTCCACACTATTGCATCTTACTGTGAACCGAACCGGGAAGAACCAACCAGTTTCGTGCTTCTGCACGCCGGAAACTTCAGCCCATTCGCTCACGTAAACTTTATTAACAGAATCAATGATTTCACCTTCAGGGAAGTGTTTTGCAACGTTTTGCGCAATGAGTCTCGCGGAGTCGGTTCCGATACCCGGCTTAAAGATAACGTCAACCTGAACCATCGCCAGATAGACTCGGCATTTCCTTGACAGGTCAACCGATCTTGAATCCGCTTCGACATAGGAGACTTTAAGGTATGATTCCCCGTCTTTCGGGGGGATAAAGTCAACGTTATCGCTTGCGACCTTTAACCCGTTGTCGGCGGCAAATTTAGCCACTGCAGCCTTGCATTTTAACGCCATTTCATAATGCATTTCTCGCCCTCGCTCGCTTGATTGCTTCAGTTACATAAACGCCTAGCCGGATTGCAACGACGCCCATAACGCCATTGGGAGCCTGCTTTGAATGGCCATACTCCAGCGCGTTCGCATAGATTAGCATGTTACTGAACCAGATCGAAGTAATACCGGCTCCCTTTGTGAACAGCGCAATGTTCGCGTTACCGTTCTGGATAGTCTTCGTCCCGGTCTGGTCGTATGCGTTGATGGCGTAAAGTGGCGCACGGTTAAAAGTGATTTGCCAGTTGCCACGGAAGCGGCCTGTATCGACAGGAGAGCGCATCACAAGATCCTTTAGGATATCCTCGCACGTCATGCGTACAACGTCCTCCAGCGCATCACCAGCCGCCTTGCACCATGCATCAATCGCACCTGTGAATTCACGGATAGTGTAATTAGCCATAAGTCGCAACCCTGCGCAAAACAGGTCGGTAGGCAACAACGGTTCCCGTTGGTTTCACCGGGCGGGCATTAACCACGCGATAGCGCTCCCCGTCGACGTCGATTTCGTCACCTTCCATGATTGGTACGTCGTGAGTAAAGAAGCCGCGCTTGTCGCCAGCAAGGATGGTTTCGCCATTGATATCGCGATCTTTGATATCCCGCACCGCACCTTTGATTGTGGTCACAACCTCGCCAGGGATGATATCCTCCCCGGTTTCGGGGTCGATGCCGCCGCCAGCGCCTTTGGTGTACTTGTTGAATACGCCATCGGAATCGCTGAAAAACTTAATGCCCGCACTAGCGCGGGCCTGAATTGCTTTGTAGTTCATGGCGTTTAACCTCCCATGCCGCAACGATGAAGACCGCCAGCGGTCATAAGGCCGAAGCCGCCGCCGCGCATTTTCAGCATGCGCCAGTACATTTTACCCCACGGAGTTGATAGCATTTCGTTATCACTCGCCGAAGATACGCGATCGAATGTTTGGGAAAACTCCCCGGTCAGGGTGAATGACGCTACACGCTGCGAGTATGATTCCACGCTTTCGCCTTCCTGCTTCATCGCGCCGTCCAGAAACATCAGATGCATGGTCATCAGCGCCAGCGCCGTAATGATCGAGTCGCCGAACTTAGAGGCGCATACGAATTCCTCAGCCAGCACCACCCATGCGGTTAACAGTTCTTCCGGTACTTCTTTAAGCGGCGGCGCGAGGCTGCGCATTTTGTCGATCACATCTTGAATCGTGTAATTCATGGTCTTTCTCCAGATATGAAAAAGGACGCCGTAGCGCCCTTGTTGGTTTTTTATTCGGCGCTCGTAGGCTGCACGATGGTTTTTGCTTTCGCTTTCACTGCTGCGATGTAGTCGCGAGTGCGGCGAATATCATCGTGGAATTCTACGCGGCCTTTGAAGATATCGTGGCGGAAGCGGTCAACTTGAGACTCTTCGATCTCGAAGGTTTCGCCCGGTAGTGCTTTCTTGCCGTCGAACTTAATCAGGCAAGCGCCCACGTTTTCCATTGTTACCATATCCGGCTTCGCGGTTTCCGGCTGTGAGGTTTCCGGCTTTTCGTTGGTTTCCGGTTCGATGGTGGCAGTATCTTTTTTGGCCATTTTATATCTCTCCTGTTTTGGTGAGGTTTGATTTAAACACAATGAAAGGTTTTTCGCAACAATAAAAAATGGCCCCGAAGGGCCATTCTAATTACACGCCAGAAAGAATGGCGATGGTCAGCGGACGATACACGATGAGGCCAGTGCATTTGGAGGTGCAAGGCACTTTGAAATGCAGGTCTTTCGGCTGCATCGGCAGCATGTTGAAGCGTTCCGGGATCTCGATCGACATATTCATCGGATCTTTTTCGTATGCCAGCACGCCTTTAGTACCTGCGCCGTCGATGTCTTCCAGTTCCGCAATCGCGGTGATGGTGACATTCGGGTAGTTCTCTTTGAACCACGCGAGGTAACTTTCCGTAACGTCCGGCATTTTCTGCGTCAGCAGGCGGCGCTTGGACGGTGGGATCACGATGTTGGTAACATGGTGACGGCCCAGCGTTACATCTTCGATCGTCTCGATCAGATCCTGCAACTCGCTGAATGCGATTTCCGGCGTAGTCCAGCTTGCGGAGGTCAGACGGTTAATGTTCGGCTGATCGAACACGCTAACGATGTTATGCGGCGCGGAACCTTTGAACACCAGATCGTTAACCAGGGTTTCATGGCCTTCGCGTGCAAGAGACGCTTTGCGGTCGCTCAGGCTGGAACCCAGCGCCTGACCTGCTTTGATTTCGTCGATGGAGATAAACCACGCGTTACCCAGGCGGAACACTTTGCCAGTTTTCTCGGACGCCATCGCTTCAACGGTCGGCAGGTCGTCGGTATAATCCGCGATGATTTTCGCAGAGGTCACGCCGTCAAACTCCAGCCATTCAAAGTTTTTCGTTACCGGACTCAGTTCGGTAGTAACCGGGAAAAGCTCCAGCACACCAGTTTGCGGGTAAGCCTGCTCGTACTGGCGATTTAAGAGTTGGGTAAGCTGATTAACAGTCCAGATGCCGTGCGCGTCGAGTTTGTTAGCGTCGATGCCCATACCCTGCATTGCAACCTTGATTGCATTCTGCTCGAATGCATCTAATTTCATAGTCATTTGAAACTCCTGTTTGTGTGTTTTGACTTAACGAGATGAAGAATAGCACGAATTGCTAAACGGTCAAAGGTTTTTTTAACGTATGAAAAAGGGGCCGAAGCCCCTATTTTTTACGCCCCACCAGTAGCGGGAGCGGCTGGCGCGGTTGCGTCCTGCGTTAACTGGATTTTCACCATGACTACGCCATCTTTGTTTTTGAACCACTCGCCAGTGTGAGTGTACCCGGTTTTGATTAGGCCAGTATCGCCTTTTGCCACGGTGCCATCATCGCCGAAAGTTACCAGCGACTTAAAAGCACAATCGGCTGCGGTTACGGTAGATGCAGCGCGACACCACACGCGGCCATGCGTCATAACGTTTACGGCGGAAAATTTGTCGTATTTGAATTCCGGCGATTGGTAATGGGAATGAGTGGTTACGCCCACCAGAACAGCATCGGCAGTTTTGGCGGTATCGACCACTTTATGACCATCAACAACGCCACCGGACAACGCGACCAGGACGCCAGTTAAAATGTCATTTGCAGCGGCACAGGTGCCGTCGATGTTGTGCAGCGAGGTATCCGCGATCTGGCCCGGAATGCAAATATCGCGCTTGCGGGTATAGGTTGCAGGAATTGCCATGATTAAATCTCCTTGATTTGGATTTTGTAGCGGCCCGAAGGCCGCACGGTATTAGTTACGGAATTTTGCTTGCGGGTCGATGATGTTGGAACCATCGAGTTTCGGCGCGCCTTTCTTGTCTTCCTGCTCACCATCTTCTTTTTTGGCGAAGACTTTAGAGCGATTGCTTGCCATCTTATCAGAATTGGAGATAAAGTCAAAAGAAGCGTCGATATACGAATCTTCTTTATCTGACAAGTCGCGGCCATCCGCTTCTTTGATGTAAGCAACTTTCATCGCTTTAACGTCCAGGCCGTCGCACTTGATGCCAGCGGCGGATACGATCGCGACAACTTTCTGCTTCGCGTCTTCGTCGGCTTTGATTTTGGCAACGCGTGCCGCCACTTCATCTTCAATGCCATCAACTTTGGTTTGAAGTGCGTCGCGCTCTGCGGTGATGCTCGTTACCTGACTGGTTGCGGTTGCGATCTGTGCGTCCAGTTTAGCAATATGTGCGCCTACGTTATCGGCTACTTCGACGTCTACGCCGTCAATTTTGATAATCATCGTTTTAGCTCCTTTGTGGTTTGAGTCGTCATCATAGGGAAATTCTTGCTCACTATCAAGATTTAATTTCGCAATTCCTGCACGCCCGCGAAAAACAAGCGCCACATGGTTAACTCGAATCTTCGTTTGCACGGCATCAAAGCGAACCCAATCAGAGACGGAATCGTTTTTCAGTTCTTCGAAGTTTTCCGGTAGGTCTTCATCGAAGTAGTATTCGCCCGTCGCGTTGTTGCCCCAGCCTTTTTTGTCGATATCGATCGAGGTGTACCCAACGGACAATTCAGCCGCTACGCGCTGTTTCGCCTGCTCGATCGACTCCCCGTCGTAAATCATCACCGGAACCAGAACCCCGATCCCGTCCTCTTTTCCAGCGCCGGAACAGGATCCGACCACCAGCCCTTTCGCGTTTTTGGCGTTGACCATCTTGTGACCCAAAGTAATTGGCTTGCCCTGGTATGATGCCAGCGATTCAGCGTCGAACACCTCGGAGCGCGGGCGAAACTCAACGCGCGGGCCGTTCGGGGTCTGGTAGGTCTGTGCGCCGATACGCGCAACGATCGGGGTATCGACCAGAAAGCCGTTTTCATCAAAGCGGGCCTTCACCTTTACCGTGTCGAATCTTTGAACTCTTTTCATTGTAATTCCTCTACGTTATTAAAATCGGGAACCGCCCAGCAACGGCAACCGTACTCCTCGCCGGGGAAAATGCCGTCACCGTTTACTCGGCGTCGCTTACCTTCTAGTTTGATGTGGCTTTCGCGTTCGCGGTCGTCCATCATGCCGAACCAAAAGTAATGCGATACTTTAGCATCTTTTAGTCGCTGCATCATCAACATACTGTTAAAACTTCCGATAATGCCGCTCGCCCGGTTGCGAGACCAACTGCCATAAATAGCGTATCGGCCTTCGATGATTTCATCGATCTGCTCGCGAGTCTTGCCGATGTTGTTGGCGGTTCGAACTTTCGTTGTCCAGTCAGCGACAATATCGGCTGTTAACTTCTGGATTGATGCCTTTGCGGTATCCTGCCATTTCTTCAGCGCCTGCTGATACCACTGCTCATAACCACCAGCGCCGAACTCCTTCAGCATCATGACCGCTTCATTATCGCGCCCGCCAGCCGCCAGCGCAATAACCAGCCACTGCTTAGAGTTGAAGCGGTAGATAGTCAGGCCAATGGAATCCAGCGCCGCAATGACGGCAGCAAAGAACGCGATCGCTGCCTCGTTGATATCGTCTTCCGCCTCGCTGATTTCCTCCGCCGTGGCGTCGAACTTCAGGCGGTCTAACCGATCCCGCATTTCCACGACCAGATCGGTTGTCGCGTCCTGCATCAAGCGGGATAAATCCCGCTCGCTTGCTTCAGGATAACGCCAGTTTGGAATTCTGCCGTTAACTTTCATCACCACCTTCCTCCGTGTTGTTCAGGATCTGCGATTTTTGCATTTTGGTCTTACCAGCACCCTGCGTGCGATCCGGTAACTTTTTCTGTTCCGGCGCATTGCCCTTCAATTTCAGTTCGGGAACCATCGCGGATAGGGTATCGCGCGCTTCGTTCGCATCAATGACCTGATCCGTAACTAGTCCTTGCACTGCTTCGGCGTTTTTCTTAAAGATATCAGCCTTCTCTGAATCGGTCGGCAGTGACATCGGTTCAAACTCTACGCTGAAGTCTTCCTCAGTGACGATGAATTGTAGCAGGAATTCTAACAGCGGTTTGTAGTCGTCGTTGCGCTTCCGCTCCACCAGCTTATAAAACGTCTGCAACGCAGTGTTTTGACTGGCACTAACGCCGCCTGTGTTTTTGTTCTTCAGCACAATTTCGTGAATACCTGACAGCGCGACAATCCGATCCATTTTGGCGGACAAGAATTCCGGGATGCCTGAAATATCAGAGTTAATCACGGTGTATTCTTCGTCGTCAGCATCAATGCCGATCGTGTTGCCAACGCCGGAATTCGCGTCAACCTGGGCCATGCGCAATCGGGCCGCGTATTCGCCCTCCCTGTCGTCGCAGATTAGAGCAAGACCTTTGGCCTTCCATACTCCCTGCTGCTTACGCTTCAGCAACTGCGTTGCTAGGTACTCCGAATAATCGTAATCAAGAATAGCTTCAATCATCGACTTGTTCAGCACCGTGCCGCCAGCTCCCTTGTTGAGTTTTCGCACCTTGTTGGTTACACGCTCGCCGTCGATGTAGTGCATGCGGGTATAATGCACGTTAAAGTCGCTTCCGCCGTTTAGCGGCTTGACGGTGTACATTTTAGGCTTGCCGAATCGTGGGCTTCGAGGGTTCTTCTCCTCCTCCGCTACGGACACGGAATCGTAGTCGTAAACAACGATCGATTCCAGCGGCTTACCGCGCTTCGCGGCTGAAGTCAGCATGCGGCCATCGTTAACCATCGCCAGAACGTAAGAGCCACCATACAGGCGCGCCCAACAAAGGGCATCGGTGATTTGCGGCTCAAGTTTAAGACCGTCCCACTCTGACTGGAATTTCGTGTTATCGGAGACGCCGTTAAGCTGGAAGCCGGGCGACACCATTTCTTCCGGGATCACGTCAACAATCCTTTTCGCCAGTCCGTTATTGTGATAGAACTCCTCGACTTGAGACATATTCCCGAACGTGCTTGCAATCATCGCCGTGGTTGACGCGTACCCCGCGCCACCATTGAAGATCTGATTGTAGTCATCCATCTTGATAGCTTTCATATTTTAACCTTGTGTGATTTGTGGGCCGTTAAGCCCACATTATGTATTAGCGGCCCAGCTTTTTCAATCCTGCCAAGCGTTTCATTCTCTCTACCGGGTCATCGCTCAGGTTCATTTCCAGGTTCGCGGCGTCAAATACGTTGTCGCAAATGTCATCGTGAGGATGTGAATCGTCATAGGTAAACGCGCTCATTTCCGCCACAAGCTCCGCAATGAACGGATGGCTGTCCGGCAGTACGACGCGGCCACCCTTGATAATTGGCTGCGCATCCATCGCGCGAGTCACCTTATCTTTGTCACGCTGAACCGGGACGATCTCACCCATGCCATTTACTGCTTTGGTCAGATCCTGGATTAGACCCGTACCGCTCGCCTTGTCTTCGATGTAAATCTTTCGCAGATTCCCGCATTCCTTATTTCTGCGCCAGCACTGCTTAATGAATGCCTCCGCCTGCACGCGCAAATCCGGCGCTTCCCACTTGCCACGGATTCCATCAATGAAGTAGACGCGATCGCGGTACTTACCCCAATAGCACAGCACGGAATAGTCGTTTAGTTCGTTCGTCTTCTGCGCCGTATCCGCCGTAATGAAGGTGTATTCGAACTTGTCCGGGCGCGGCTCATGCGCCTTTTCTCTGTCGCCGTAATAGCGCCACCATTCCGACTTAAACACGTTGCCGCCCAATGCGATTGGCTCCTGCTGATACTGCGAAAGGAATGTATAAAGATCGGCATCGCGCAAGGCAACCAGGTTCTCGATCGATTCGTTGTCCTCCCAAAATGACCAGTATTCGACACCATCAATGACCACCGACGGCCCGGATAACACGTCGCGTTCGAACTCAGGACGCAACCAGTCAGGGAGCGATTCGCCGTATTCCCTCGTTACCATCGCCGGAATAACAATGCGATCGAATTCGATAGCCATCCCGCCGCTCATCATGAACCAGGTGGAATCCTGTGCATGCAGCCGCTGCTGTACGGACAGGATCGGCGTTTCGTCTCCTTGTTTCTTCTTCGCACGACGGGATCGAATGGTGTTCTTCAGCAAGATGTGGCTCTTTTCGCGCTTCACCTTTGAGAACATGTCATCAGGCTTGTCGATATCATCCAGCGCGATTAGGCCGCTGAAACCCGGCGTCATGTACCCGCCACGCTTACCGACGATCTGACCACCAGACGAACGGGACACCATTTCCAGCCTTACGCGATCGTTGTCATCCAGAACCTGGAATTCGTCGATCTGCTTCCTCCCGAATTTCGAGGGCCATAGCTCCTGCCATTCGCCCGATGAAAAGATCTTGATTACGCGGTCGGAGTTGCCTTTTGAAAGCGCGTCACCCTGCGAGATCTGAAGGTTTCGAACCTTCCGGCACTTGAGATACGCATACGGCGCGAGGTGGATAGAAAACGCTTCGGTTTTCGTCGAACCAGGCGCAACGTTTACGATCGTGCTTTTGCGCTTCCCGGCGATGATTTCATCTACCGTGTGGCAAAAGTAGGAGTGATGCCAGTTCCACATCAGCTTTTCGCCCTGGATAATCTGAAACCAGATCTTCAGGAATAGAGAAAAGTTACGCGTGCTCAATGCCTTGATTGCCAGCTTATCGGCTGGCTTCAGGTCTTCCCAAATAATCATTTCGTCATTCATGATCGGCCCTTAAATCTTGTCCAGAATGTTACTAACAGCCTTCTCCAATACTTCATCGGTGATCTCGTTCTTGTTGCCAGCCACGGCGTCAATGTTGAGAACGGCGGGCTTGTCGATCCCCATTTCCTTACCGACGAACGAAGCGTTAATCATGCCGACGGCAGCAAGCTGGAATTTCTGCTCATAGATTACAGAGTCGATAAACTCCATGACCGGGGCATAGTTCGGGTCGTGGCGGTAGCGTACAAGCGTTGACTGGTTCACGCCGCAAAACAGGCTTAACCCTGTGATCGTGAAAATGCGCGGCTTGTTCACGCCCCACTCGTTAACGTCGCCCTGGAAAGTGGCGGTTTCCGCAGCCTTGATGGCGTTTTCTTCGGCCCACTGGAAATAACCCTTCGCGATCTCGAAGAATTGTTGTGGCGTCATTTCGGCGGTTCGCCCCAGCACTACGCCAAAATCTTTTTCGTACAGCGCCTTGAAATTGCCTTCGAAGTGCGATTTCGTTACGCGTTTTTTGCGTTCTTCAGACATTGTTAATCCTCCTTCTGTGTTGAGTTGCGAGTATACCAGATTGCAGGAACAAAAAAACCCGCCGAAGCGGGTTATGTTCATATCAGTTTGTTTCGCCGCTTCAGTGTTTTCTGAAGTGATGCAAAAGGCTCACAGTCAACATACGGGAGCGGCGAAAACGCAATTCGTTTTGCGATACCATCCGGATCGCCAATTTTTTCCCAACGCGCCGTTTTCTTATTGTACATCATGGCCGCAAATGTGCCTTCATGTACCCGCTTTGAAAGGCGCTCGACAAGATGAGCCGCGCCAACGTGATAGCCTATGAACAGCATTAACAATGCAATAATCAGAGTTAACATTGATTAACTTCCCTTATGTAGTTTATGTTGATTTTATGCGTATCCAGATTGACGCCGGATTGCTTTTTTGCTTTCTCCACCGCGTCGGCGGTATCGTTCGCTTCAATCGTCATGCTGAACTCTTGAATGCAGGACTTGCAAAAGCCGCCCATTTTCCTTGCTGTGAGTATGACCTTGTACTGCATCATCACCCCTTAATAAAAGCCCCGAAGTGGGGCGAGACTTGCGGATGCTTACCGCCTCTTGTGTCTACGCTTTTAACGATACCCGGTCAGCGTGAATGCGTCAATAGGCGGTTGATTCGTTCGCTTACTTTTTACTCATACTCGCCATCACGGCGACCGAAACGGCCTTCGAGATAGCCAGCCAGCCAGATAAACTGACCGCGAGTTAACAGCGTGTTGACTTCGGCCCAATGCTTATCGATCATCCTGGCGGCAACCTGATCGTAAGTCTTTTTGTCTTTCCGTATGGCGTCTTTGGTTTCCGCCGTCATTCGTTTCGCCACGCGCTTCACAGCGTTGTACTGCGCCTCATTCAGTCCGAACATTTAAGCCTTCTCCCATTCGACCCAGGTTCCGCGAGCGATGAAGATCTCGACACGCAGAGGGGCGTTGAAATTTTTGTAGATAAAGATGAAACCTTTTTTGCTATCGGTTTCGACCTGTGTAACCGGGAAGGCCAGCGGAGTAATCGTATCGACCGACTCACTCATCTGGATACCCGTTACCGTTGCGCCAATCGGCATATCTTCGACTTTTGAGAGCTCAGACATAGAATCACCTTAATGAAATTTGCGCCCGCCAGAATCGCTTACAGGCGCTTTAAATGGTATACGAATTCGTTAATTTTTCAAGTGGTGGCGCGGCTCGCCATCTTTAACGGCTCCCCACTGGCGGCGCTTGTTCCGTTCCAGCTTTTCCGCCACCGCCACTGCCAACTGCTCATCGGTGATTCCGGCGCGGCGGGTTGCGTCCCACACCAGCATGATGATATCGGCGAACTCGCTAATGTCATCCGGCGCTTCGGCGGCTTCATTGGCCTCTTTAGCCAGGTGTTTCAGCGGGCCGACCGGGCCAACGTTGCCGAACTGGCGATCCGACCATTCCGCGTGCGCCTGCCGGACAAGGCGGAAGGGATCCCGGACTGACTCAGCGTCACCGCCGCAAAGGTACAGATCTTTCCACGCCGCCGTGTCGTTTTGCACCTGGCGCATTTCATGCAGTACGGCGTCAACATCCATCTTCTCAGGCCAATTGACCTGGAAGGATTCCGGCTGGCGGATGTATTCGGCAACTTCGCCGCCCAGCACGCGCTGCTGCATTTCAGCCTGCGCTTTCGTGTCGCAGGTGAGGCGGCGCGATTTGCGCCCCTCGTTAGTCCCGATAGTGTAGGTCAGCACCCAAATTTTGTTGTTCATTCTTCGATCACCTTATATTCGCCTTCGTTAAGTTCGAACCAGTCGGACGGCTTGACCTCGCCGAACTCATCAGATTCATAATGCTTGCCAGCCTGCGCCCAAAGGAATCCGCCTTCGTATGCTTCGCAGGTGAAGCGATCGCCCTCTTTGATTCCGGCCCACTCCGCTAAAGTCGGTTCATCTTCGGCGTTGCGGATGTTCGGGTTAGTGATCTCCACCACCACAAGGCCCAGGAATTTTTCAGTTTTTGACGGGTAAGGAATTTGCATATTGTTAGCTCCTGATTGGTTCGCTTCAATAAGGCCACTATATCAAATGGCCTTGCGGAAGTTTTAGCAATTCGTGCTATTTGGCAGGCCATCCATGACTTTCAGCTTAACCCACTCGACGCGCCCTTTCCCTTCAGCGACGCCTAGCTCATAACTCGCACCTTCCTGGTGCGGGCGAATCCGCCAGCGCTTGCTGCCCTCATCGCACCAGTAATAGAACTTCCCGCGAAAACGCACGTTGTAGGTAAAGCCATTGAACCACATTTTTATATTCATGTATCGCATCACCACTTAAAATTGCGGGAAATGATCACGCTGCCAACGGCGGAAAGTGTAATCCAGGGCCAGCAAAGCACAGGATAAAGATCTTCTTTGTCATTGGAATCAGCAGATTTCAGGAAGGCCCGCATGAGGAAACAGCCGCACGCATACAGGGCCAGAATAAGAACCGCCAGGGCAATAATTGCGTAAATCATGATGTTTTTCCTTGTCTTTGGTGGGGCAGCCATGCAGCAACCCCGGTTAGTGTTTGTGGTTCGTGCTATTGCTGGAGTTTTGCGAAGGCGTCGGCCATCATGCGCAAAACTCGCGCGTGATCTTCAACGTCATAGCCAGGTTCGGTGCGCATGATTTCCCGAATCTTCTCGATCGTGGCGATAGCCGCCTGGAGTTCACCAGTCAGGAACGCAACCTGCTTTTCAAGCTCCGCGATTCGTGAGAATGGTTCGCGCATGAATGATTCGCACGAGGCATCACTAAGCGCCCAACCGATTCCGGCGCGAACGACTCCTTTAAACAGTGTATCGGCGTCGTTGCATTTTGCGTGGTTGTCGGACGGGATCAGGTGTCTGATTTTTGTAGTGTTCATGGTTAAGCTCCATCGCTTGTTAGTGTGTGGATAGTATGAACCATCCCAGAACATTCGTTTTAGCAATTCGTGCTATTAGAAAGCATCAAACTCAAACTCGATAAATTCTTGCCATTCGTATCCACTAACCGGGTCATGATCGGTTCCGTGCCATCCATCCATATAAGTGGCGGAAAATTTCCCGTCTTTATCGAAGTACCAGTTAGCCCAAGCTCTCGCCCAATCTCCGACGCCAGAGAACTCGCCAAACTTGCGTATATATGAGTTAGTCCAACCACGATCGCGCGCTTGAAGTTTTAGCGCACGAACCAGCAACTTGCGCTGCGATGCCTTCGATACTTTCCGCAGGTGGAAAAGCGCATTTTCCGGCTCGCCACCAACGCGGATGGTCAAATCTTCGTCAGTGTCCAGCGGGTTGACGATGAATTCGTTAAGGTATCCGCCCTGGATTACGTGAAAATCGCCTTTGTGGTCTTTGACCTCGACGGCATCGAATACGCAGCCGATAAGGTGGCTCTCACGCTCGCGGGCCGCATTGACAACCATAAGTTTGACGGTGTTCATTAGCGGATCTCCTTCACCTGGTGGGATTCGAGAAGATTGGTTACTTCACGGATGCCGCAGTCTTCGAATTCCTCTTCGGCCCCTGCCGCCACCCTTAATCTGGTGAACCCGGCGTCATCGTCGATTGCGACTTCAATAACCTGCTCGCTCGAAAGCTCGATGTATGCGCAGCCGTAGGAATTCAGCTCTTCCAGCAGTGCGATTAAATTGTCGTTCATTGCGTTGCTCCTGATTGGATTGTTCACTTCAGTAACGCCACTTTATCAAATGACGTTACGGCAGTTTTAACAAAAAGTGCTATTCTTTTTCGCCGCTGAACGCTGCCCGATACCCACGGCGGAATCCGTTAATCTCAGACAGGCGGCATACCCCAATGATGATGCAAATCATTCCGATCGCCTGCCAGCCTACGTGGTCATGCAGTACCAGGCCACCAAGGAAGAAGGCCCAATACAGCGCGAGTTTCTTTTTGCTTACTTTCATACTTTCACCTCAAATAGAACGTTGTTTTCATATGGTCTGTTAAGAAACATCGCTATCTTTTCGTCCGGCATACGGCACGCTAACCAGTTTTCTCCCAACTCCGTTGTTTTCTTGTCGTCCTGCAAAATCCAGACTTCATCCAGGCCGGGGCCGAACCTGGCTTGATACTCCTTGCCGACGGTGAAGAATGTGGCCATCGGCGCGTAGCTCGCATGAGTGCAAATTACGGTTACGGTTTCCATCACATCTGGCCTTACAGTTGGTTGGCGAAGATGTGCCAGACGTGGCTTTTCGGCGTGCGCTTCATTAGTTTGTGAGCCTTGCGGGCCATGCGCTTATAGTCGCGCGAGGTCAGCTTAACCGGATCAGCAACGAACGATTCGACCACCAGACCTTCGCAGAGGTATTCGGTATTCCATTCTTGATGCGCCCGATCTTCTCGGAAGATGGTTAGACGGCTAAACGAATGCTTGTCACTGTGAAGACGTTCTCCGCGCTCGCCGTAGTAGAATGCGCCGCGCATTTCACCATCATTGCCAAAGTGCAAAAGGTGAATGCGGCTTTTCTTTCCTTCGAAGTTGGTTCCTACGATGGCGACGACTGCGTTTTTGATGAAGTGTTTCATGGTAAATCTCCGTTGTTGGTGTGGGATAATTATGCCCGATCCGTTGACCGGGCGTTTACCAAAAAGTGCTATTGCATGGTGCGAAGGTCGATTTGCGATTCTTTCCAGTCAGAGAATGGTTCCATTTCTCCGATTTCCTGCATTTTCGCATCGCAGCGCCCGCAGTCTACCCAGGCTTTGTTTACGCCGATAATGCGAACATCTTCGGCGACTGACTCATACGCCCAAATCGCGCCGTCTTCGTCAATGGCAATCGTATTAGCCCACACTGGCACGTCGACGGCTTTTGCATCGTTGGTGCTGTGGATGTTAATCTGAAACGCCACAACCTGGCGCTGCGCAATGGTGGCAACAACCTTGCCTCCGGATTTGATTTCGTTTGTCATTATTCGATTACCTTAAAGGTTGCCACGACCGAACCGTTACGGCGTTCGGCGTTGAGGGTTGATTTGTTGAAAAAGAACCAGGTGTTATTACCATGAACCACATCACAGCCGATCGAGCCATGAGGGGTGCGGACGGTAACGCCCAGCTCCGCGCTGTACTCAAAGCCAGGGGTGTAGTTGATAGTGTTGGAATCGGTGCAACGTAATTTCATGGTGATAGCCTCGTTTGTTGGTATGGGGTAACTATACCAGCCTACCCCGATCGAGTTTTAGCAATTCGTGCTATTCAATCGCCTTGATTACCCGCTCCTGGCGGTGCGGTGCGCCGGATTTGTGGAGCCAGTAGCGTGCCTGCGTCAACTGGCCGAAGTGCTCGACCGTCACCCACCAGAAGAAGGCAACACGCCGCTGTGCTGCATACCACTCCACCGGGCGCCCGAAGGCGTCAAGCGTCGCCACGCGCACGATCCTGAACTTGCGTTTAGAAGCCATAAGCCTGACTCTCCAGGGAAGCGAGCGATGAGAATGTGTAAGTTCTGGTGCATGAGTAATCGCCAACGAATCCGCAGATCTCAATGCTTCCGGCCTCAAGGGTCACGGATATAACTTTCATATCCAGGTGAAAGGCGAACATGGCAAGCGCTTTATGTGCGCGATGCATATATTCGAACTGGTTCATTTTTCCGCTCCTTGCGCGCTCTCTACGGCATCGGCGACGGACAGCAACTGGTTAGCCAGATCGCGGATTACCTTCGGGTCGTCAAATACGCAGCAACCGCTATCGTGGGTCGCCATAAGCTCTACGCCAGCAGCGCCACCACTGAACGGCGACACGACTAATTCATCGCCATCCGAATCGCGGTAGCATACCGTTTGCAGTTTAGGGTCACTCATTTGAACAGCGCCCCTTTGATTTTATTCCAGAATGCGAACGGTACGCGCTTTGGCTTCAACTCCACCACATCGTGATCGTAGAAGCCCAGGAGCACGCCGCATTTCTTCGGCGGTACATCCCCAATCACATCACCCATGAAAAACCAGCTATCGCCATCCTTAAAGTACAGGCCGACGCATGCACCAGGTGCGGCATGGGTTGCAGTGTCCGGCAGGTTGTAGGTCTTGCCGCGAGATTCGAATTGTTGCATTGTCATTGCTCCTTACATGAACCAGCCCATAAAAGCACCAGCGGGCGCAACAAAGATCCCGATAATGCGGATCATCAATTCGTCACCATGCGCACCGAATGCGGCTACAATGTTCATAATCCAGCCGATGATAGCGGCACCGTATACAGCCATTAGTAAAGCGCTTAATGTTTTCATTGCATTTCTCCTTTATAGAAACATACCAGCCAGGCGCAGGCGGGTAATGATGCCATCCCGTTTAGCGCGCAGGCCATCATAGTAATCTTCCAGTTGCGCATCCCATGACGGCAGGTCAAGCATAAGATTCATCTCGTTGCACACCACCTTCAGAGCGTGGAAGTGTTGCTCAACCGCGCGACGGTGAAATGCTGCATTGAGTGGGTTGTTATGGTTGCCGATCATGTTTATGCTCCTCTGTTTCGATGGGGTAATGATAGCGCATCACCCCGATTGCGTTTTAACAAAAAGTGCTATTGCTGTGGGATCTGGAAGCAGAGTTCCCGCCAGTTGCGATGCTCGCGGCCAGTGTTGCCCAGGAAGCAGACTGTTCGCGCAATGTGGCCGTACTGCTCCGAACCGCGAAGCCATTCGCCCAGGTAGTCATTCGCGTCGTCGTCATCCGGCAGGCAGTGGCACGGGCGCATCTTGAATGCGAAGACGTCGCCGTTACCGTCGATGGCAATGTGGGTGGCCCCGCCCTGGATGGCTGTCCGTGCGGTTGCAGTCGTGGTGCTCTTGTCGATGCCAGCCAGGAAGTTAGAGAATTCGTTCATGGTCATGCTCTTTTGCTCCGGCTCCGACTCGACAAGCAGAAGTGTATCGTTGCCGACCATAGCAAAGAAGATCGCCGCTGTCATATTCGACTTCTTCACGATCTTGCCTTCGCGCTTGCGCATCATCACTGCGTCATCTTCCAGCCAGTAAATCAGGCCATTAAGGGTGTTGAGGTATTCGCGAGATTTCATTGTGGTGCTCCGTTGTTCGTTTCGATGGGGTTACTATAGCAAGCCACCCCGATCGTGTTTTAACAAAAAGTGCTATTTGAAGTTGTGAACCTGGTTCCCGCCGCTGTGGTCGTCAATGTCAACGCCGTCGCAGGTGACGTAAAAGCCGTGAATGGCGGTAAAGCGCCAGTGGCCCCGCCAGTGGAAGTACACGCCGAATTCACGGCCTGACACTGCCTTAGTCGACTCCTTCGGGATCTGATATCCGGCGAAGGTGCGGAGTTGAAGAGTTCTGTTAAAGTGTGGCATGGTTGATGCTCCTCTCGTTGGTGATGTGGTGATAATACCCGATCCCTATGACCGGGTTTTAGCAAAAAGTGCTAACTTGAGAATGTGGCCAGGGTTTGCCCGCTCATTGAGCGAATGAACATGCGACCACCATTGTTCTTCACTGTCATGCTCACCCCGTTTTTCGGCGATTTAACTATGATTGCGCCACTTTTATTCTTCACGGCATCAATAGACATTCCGCGCCTGAATCCGTACACGTTGCAACCTCTTGGGTTGGCGAAATCAACTTTCAGTTTCACTTGATATCTCCTGCTTTTACGTTCAGTTTGATAGCCTGGATAAGCACGCGGGCCGTGATTGGCTCGATACGCACATCAAGATCATTTCCGGTCAGCGCGTGAATGATTCCGATAACCCGCTCCCGGTCTGCCTGGATTCGCTCATCACTGCTAACCGCTGATTCATCGCGTTCAATCCAGTATTCGATCACTCCGTCGCGCGTCCTGGTTTTGAACTTGCCATGTTTGCCGATGTGATGCTTCAGTGCCGACCTGATGGCGTGCGATGTGATCTGCTTGCCATGCGTGGCGCTGAACGCCTCCACGTCGACCTTACCGGACAGGCCGCCATCAATAAAATCCTGTTCAATCAGGCTTTGGATGGTTGGCCCCTCGCGCTTACCGCCGACCTGCTTCCGCTCGCGCTCCGGCTCCGGTTCGTCATCATCGCCGAAGATATCGCCAGCGAGCCAGGCATGATAAGCGGCCTGTTTATCTGGCGGATAGGCCATCCACACTTCGGGATCGACCTGCTCAAACTCCCATTTCTGTTCAATTTCGCTCTTGTTCACTGTAATTCTCTCCACTTCCGTTCCAATTCAGTAAGCATACTAAGCCAGGCGTGGCAAGGCGTCAAGTCAGTTTGCGTAAGAAAGTAAGATACACACATACCCTCCTATATATCCTGGCGGCGCGGAACACTGAATTTTTTGTAGGCTGTCGCAAGCGAAAATGGTGGCGCATCCACTTACCATCTTACGTGAACTGGAATATTCAGATAGAGAGAATAATATAATAATAATAATGTTAAGTTTATCATATACTTATATGTATATTTATGTGCTTACGCTGCGCACTTTTTGATCAATTTTTACGTAAGATTATCTTACTGAACTGTGCGTGAACTGGATTCGGTTACTGTGAACTGGCAACCGCTTTGGCAGGATTCGAACGGCAATTTATGTGCATGGTGCATGCATCTATGCAATTCGTTGCACATTATGAAACACTACATCATCACATTGCACAGAATGAAACAATCACAATCAATCATGAATCGTCAAAAGTAATCACCAGGGAATCAGATGCAATCACAGCCTATTCCACTATTCCGAATGGATGGAATAATCGACAATCGGAGGAATAGCACAAATAATCAAAACCATGCTGGCTGGATCGGGTATAGTCATCACATCAACCAGTCACGGAGATAGCACAATGAGAACTTACCAGAAACAACGCAACGTAGTAATCGAATTGCATGAAAAGATCGCGGCTGTGCGTCATAAACTGGATAATCCAAGACTTACACTGGCGCAGTATTACCCGCTCATGAACGAAATGGAAAAGTTGAGCGGTGAGTACAATCGAGAACTCCGTGTGATGTGGGGATATGACGAATATCAGGGTAAATTTAAAGATGCTGGAGTGAAACCGTGATACATCAGAAGTTTCGCAAGGCGACCGGGAAAGAGCCGATTAAATTCACCGTTGAGGAATAATCATGAACAAGCAAGAGCTATTCGATCGCGTTGACGCATTCATTTCGACGCATGGCTATTTGCCTGTGAATGTGCGCGTTCACTTCGACAAGAACTACGGCCTGGACAGGCAGACGGTCAGTCTTTGGCTTGTGGGGAAATACAGCGCCGACGAAACGCTTTGCATGGGGATTGATACCCTGTTTCTGAAACGATATCACAGCGCTGAACGGGCAGAAAAAGATGCTTCGCGGTTCCGCGCCCAAATCAAAAAGGAGTACCAGCAATGAGAATCTTTACCCGTAGTAAGTGGGCCGTGGTTGAGGCGGCGGCACAGCACAAAGAGCGCAATCGTGTGGAGCGCGTTACCGATCGCGCTACTCAACGTTGGCATGACTACCAGTCCGTCAAAGCGATGGTCGGCCAGTGCCTGGAGTTCGGGGAGTCTGGCGAGTTCACTATGAACATTTGGCACGAAAGCGCGGCGCATTATCCCCAGCGCGGGATATGGCGATACGGCCACACGGAGTACGAAACCACTCGCGCAACCGTCACATTTGGCGATCACATCCAGGCTGTGATTTACGGTGATGAAGTTCGGTTCCGCCTGGTGTAAATAGCACTTTTTGTTAAAAGCCCCGCGTGGGCTTTTGCTATTATCTCTTCATCGAAACGAAGCAGACAAAAGAGGCAAATATCATGAGCAACGTACATATCCTGACCAAAGAAACTTCCAAAATCATGAGCCTGATTTACAAAGCGCAGAAATGCCGCCGTGATAGCAAGTCTTCTAACATTGCAGGTGTACGCGCTTACGGTGAATACCTCGGAGTCATGGCTTGCGATATCAACCTGATCTGTGATGCCATCATGGAAAGCAAAAAAGCTGACCTGTTCGATATGCTAGAAGAACTGGCTATTTGGTTCCGCAAAATGGATAAAATTGCTCAGGGCATCAAATAAGCACAAATTGCTAAACGCCGGGCCGCGAGGCCTGGTATCATTGCCACATCGAAACCAATCAGGAGAGCAACCATGAAAGCATTTGGCGACGTCGTAATCGGGGACAAAATTCAATATGGCGCAAGCGACCTGTTCCGCACCGCCACCGATATTGAGAAGGGTCGCGGCGTTAACGGGCAGACCGTTTTCATCGTGCTTGACGGCGTGGCGCGATTCGCGGTTGATGCTCGCGATTGGGTCTTCTGCATGGAGAAGGTGATCGCATGAGAAAGCGGAGGGCCGGGGAGGTGGTTTGCACCTGCGAGGCTTACCCATTCCCTCACCGAATGTTCGGCGGTTCATGCAACGGGATCGCCATCGTCATAGCTAATGTTGGCGGCTCTGATTGCCAGCATTGCCAGTTACTGAACAACGGGCGCTGTGAGGTTCTCGCCGGGATCGAAAACCCTATCGAGTGCCACTATGTCGCCGACTTCATCCACCGGAACGAGGTTAAAATCTAAATGAGAACAGTTACCATTTCAACCAGCTTCACCTACATGGTCGGCGCGCCGGATGTTGATATCCAGAAATCGCGTGAGATCGCCGCACGTGACGTTACGGAAAAGTTTAAGGCGGCGGCAACTGCTGCAATCATCCACTATTACGGGCGTCACCCTGAAGACTTCAAAGCCGACGACACGCCGTTTGTCGTAAATACGGTTCCCGAAAGCAAGGCGTGGCAAATCAACGACAAGCAGACGGGGTATTTCATCTTCGGTGCAACACCTTGCCGGGTCGACAGCAACGATATCGAGGTTCAGAGCCTGGAGGATGCCGCGCCGCGTGTTCAGCGCACAATCTACATCTGCCAGGATTACACGACCTGCGTTCCAGAATAGCACGAATTGCTAAAACAGAATTTGGGGATAGTGGCATACTGTCCACACACCAACAAACGAAGGAGTTACACAATGAACCATCCAAAGACTGATTCGATCCTGGCTGTCCTGCATGCGCACGGTCGCGTTGTTCTCCGCATGAACCGCGAATCCGGCTTTACTCAGATCACGATCACCAAATCGAATGGTCGCTATGTTGTCGGCACGGTTCCGGGCGCTCGCCTGATTCCGTCATCCCTGGCTGGCGTCACGCTGACGCTGGAATCGAACAGCATGTTCATTGAATCGTGGAGAAGCTAATGAAAGAAGGCGATCGCGCATACCTGGAAGTCAACGGCGAAATGCATCACTGCACTGTGCTTCTGAAAAGCAAGGGCGTTTACATGTTCGTTAATGAGTTCGGCGAGGAGGTCGCGACAGTGCAACTTTTCTGGTCGACGAAGAATCCCGGCGATAGCTCCCTGACCGGTCGACCGGATCACATTGGGGCGAAGGAAAGCATGAAGTGCTGCGAGGCTCCAGGATGCGGGGCTGTCTATAAGGTCAAGGCGGCGGATCTTAAACGCGGCTGGGGTAAAACCTGTTCGAAGTCATGCGCCGCCAGTTTGCGAGAATTTAACCGGAGGAAAAGCAATGGCTGATAATTACGACGATGCCTACTGGCACCGTTTCTTAACCGCCCAGGATGCGGGGCTTAACCGCGAATATTGCATCAAAGTAGCCAATCAGGAAATGACGCTATCGGATGCCCTTGGCAGTATGGATATGGATGCCGAAAGTTTGCCGATGCGTGACGATCTGGTAGAGCAAGAAGAAAATAGTTGCGGCTGCACTGGTGAAGAAGGTTGCCGCGAATGTATCCCTTTCTGGTGAGGTGACAATGAAAAAGCGCGTTGTGTGGTGCATGTTTGACGGTTCCGGGATTATGGGTCTGCCGTGGGCAATTCGCGGTTGCGATGTATATTGCTTTAACGCCGATTCCGGCGACCACGGTGAGTACAAAATCCGCATGGAGCATGCAAAAATCCAGTATGTCAACATCTGGATTGACAAAGATTTCGACGTGAAGCGCACGATCCTGGGCATCCCGGATCCTGACATTATTTTCGCTTTCCCTTCCTGCACGCTGTTAGCGCATAGCGGGGTGAAGCACGCGAGACAGACTAAGGATGTTCTATCAGCCGCCGATGATGCGAAGATGATCGAGCAATTGGGCGACCAATATAATTGCCCCTGGATGGTAGAAAACCCGGTTGGCAAATTGTCGACGCTTTGGCGCAAGCCGGATTTTTATTTCCACCCTCGCGACTTCGGCGGGTATGTTGCGCCGCATGAGGAAGTTTGGCACCCAAAAATGCCGCACTGCGACAATTACACGAAGAAAACGTGCATCTGGCACGGTGACGGATTCGTGGAGCCGAAACGGTTATTACCGCCGGAAGGTGTGGAAGGCGTCGATTTCTTTTGGGCGTGGAAATTCCTGGGCGGAAAGTCTGAAAGAACAAAGATGCTTCGCTCTATCACTCCGCGCGGATTCGCTCGCGCCGTGTTCCAGGCGAATTTTAATGAATAGCACGAATTGCTAAACGTACCCGCTTAATTGCGGGTATAGTTATTCCATCGAAACGCAACGGAGAAAACCAGAATGAAATTCACGATCGCAGTAATGACCGCACTATTTTCTATGTATGGGCCTGGTGCCATTATCTTTTCAATCATGGTGTTAGCGGTTGTCGGCATTGTTGACGTCATGCACCACAAAACGATGATTAATATCAGAGTGAATCGCCTAATTAGCGATATCGAAGGCGCTTGCAAAAACACTAAATTTACGGTGGTGAAATATGATATCTAAAAAACTGGCTGACGTATGCCGCGAAGTTCTGAAGATGAATAACGGCGGCGCAACGATGGCGGCAATGCAAAATAAGATCGAATCGCACGTTGGCTTTAAATTGAGTTGCAGAAACAAATCCGACTTTCTGGATCTGGTAAACCTCTATATCGAAATGGGAGAAAGGAAATAAAATGGCAAAGTCAATCAAAATTAAATGCACCTCAAGCCGTGCTGTTAATATCCAGGAAAACAACCTTTATTCCGCTCGCATTGACGACGAAGGCAACGTGTCAATGATGGTATATAACAGCGCCGAACTGAAGAAGAAGCGCGTTTACTTGTCGGTCGGCATTAGCGGTGAGTTGTTCATTGCTGGCGTTGGCGGCGTGGTGGTGGCTACGTTTATCGAACTGAAAACGAAAACCCTGAAATGCGTTGGCCTCGACCACAAAAACCCGGTGAAAAAATCCTTCACCGTCGGCAAGCGTTACCAGGTGGAAAGCGGTCGCGCGCTTGGCAGCGTCGCCGGGTACATCTTCGACCGTGACGGTTGCCGCTGGACGCTCTACCGTGAGGAAGTCGGTTTCAGCGTGTCGGACGGAACCACGTTTGAGGCGAAATACTTGTAACGGATTCGGGGCCATGCGCCCCGATAACCTAAGCACATTTTGCAAGTGCGTTTAGATTATCACTGGATCTCGGATTTAAGACGGCTTATCATTAGCCGCACGATTAACCAATCAGGAGCAAGGCATGTTTTTAAATGACCGCGTGTCCCCACAAGATATTATTGCCATCGCAGAGAAGGAAGGCATCAGCCCACTGCGCGTCGCCATCCGTGCGAACGGGTATCGCGACTCCGTTTCTTTCTGGCCCAAGCCGAAAGATATCGACGTAAACGCGGACAAGTATCCCACGATCTCGATCGCGAATGATTACGATATCGTCGGCAAGCTGGCGCTCAACGCTGCTCGCTCCGTTCAATTCCCGGAATCATCGGCTTATATGCATTTCCTCGGAACCGTGTCCGCCGCGATGATGGGTCGCTTTTGGGTGGAGTACCACGGCAGCGAGCAACCAACGACGCTTTACGTCATTACGTCGCAGCCGCCTTCCGCTGGTAAGTCTGCGATTAACTCGCTGGCTATCGATCCGATCGTCGCAGAGGTTGAGCGAATCAACGAGGCGCGCAAGAAAGAGCGCAAGAAAATCATGGCAAAGTTGTCCGCCAACAAGCAGGCCATGAAAGGCGAGTTATCGCAGTCCGATATGGCGAAACTGTTCGAAGACAAAGACGAACTTGAGGAAAAGTTAGAAAGCATGTGCGATCTGACGTTCCCCGTTTCCGATACCACGCCGGAAGGCCTGGCGAAAATCAACAATCGGCAAGGCAACTTTGCGGTTATCTCGGACGAAGCGACAGCGGTTAACAGCCTGTTAGGGATCACGTATGGCAACGACGGCGGCAAGAAGACGAACAGCGAACTGGTGTTGAAGGCGTGGGATAAGGGCCACGTATCGATCGCACGTTCCGACGTCAGTAACAATATGTCATTCGTCGCGCTGGGCTGTATTTGCGTAATCGCCCAGGATGAAACCATCGACGCCATCATGCAAGCTGGTTCTCGCGGTATCGGTGTATCAGAGCGTTTCCTTTTGGTTCGCGAGCAAACGCGTTTAGGTGAGCGCGTGTTCATTGACGAAAACGGGAATTCGACCTATGAGCCGATCGACAAGTCTTTACGCGCTGATTACTTCCGCCTCATTCATGACATTATGACGGAATCGTATATCAAGCTGGAAGTGACTGAAGCAGGCATGCGTCGGCTGAACAAGGCCCGCCAGGAGTTGGAGCCGGAATTAGGCGACGGCGGGAAGTATTCGCATACTATGCTGCGCGGTGCGATGGGTAAATTCGATAAGCAGGTGATGCGCCTGGCGTCGGTAATCCACACGATCCGCAACTGGCAACCTGGCGGCAAGCGCTCGAAGAAGATCGGAACCGAAACGATAGACGAAGCCATCATCATGTTTCATGAGTTGAGCAAAACGTATTTGTCGTCGGCTGATTCGTCAGGCTTCGCTGGTGAGGGCGCGGAGATTAAGGCGGTGTACGATGTTATCGCCAGCCGTGGCAAGCAGGCGAAAGGCGTGATGACGGTTCAGAGCATCTATAACGCGTGCCGCAATCTGAAGATCTTCAAAGGTCAGTCCGGGGTAAGCAAAAGGATTAAGGAAAAATTGCTGCCGAAGATGGAGGAATTAGGGTTCATCTGCGTGATTGATTCAGAGGTCTTTATTAACCCTTCGTTCATGAGGTAATGAATGTTTATCCTTGACATTTACCGATTCTGCGAGTCTCGCCGGGAATTCACCCGGCAAGATTTTGCGAAGTTCGTTTACATGCACCGCGAATCGCCACGCATGGCAAAAGCCGCCAACGTGTCACACCGTATGTTCGCCTCAATGGTTTCTAAGGAGTTTTTAGCGCGAAGCTATACGAATGGATACCTGGACGGAAAAAACGGCGTGGTGTGGTGTACTGGCCCGGATAACAGGGAGATTGGATTTAACTTCCGGTCGTTTGAAGGGATGGACAACAAATACATGTGGGAGATGATGCACATTGAGCAACTCGACGATGAAGCCCTATTCGGGAAAGCAGGTGGAAGATCTGATAACGGAGGTTCACAGGCTTGTTTGCGTGAATCAGATCACACCAGAAAATTACTTGCGTGCCGCGCTCACCTTGCTATATCAAGGCATGGCAGCAACAAACACGGTTGAACATGGGTTGAATGATGAAGATGGCGTGGCACTGCTGCACGTCAAACGGTACATATGAAAAAAGGGGCTTACGCCCCTTTATTTTTTCGCTCTCGCCACATACCGAAAACACCGACAGCGAACATGATGGCCCCAACGGCACCAATCAGCCACGGAATCATGCTTCCGCTATCGTCGTTTCGGATCTCGATCTTCTCCGCCGTAATCTGGTTCGCGTGAATGCTGGAGGTCGTCACCGCCTTTTTGTTGGACGTGTCAACCTTGCCAACTGCCGATTCTTTGAAGGTCGTTTCCTGCTTGCTGGACGTGTCTGTTTTGTTCGTCACGCCAACCGCCTGTTTCACGTTCTCCGCGCCGACTTGTGCCGTCATATCCGGCTTGCTGCCAACCAGATCGGAAAGGATCGGGACGCTGGAGGCGCAACCGGAAACCAGTGCAACCGCCCACACGATGAAGCCGATTGCCAATGCTCGTTGAAAATTTAATGTGCTCATTTCAGATCCTTAATGCATAGTTGATATTCCTGAACCCGGCGATTATGCAAGCCTTTTGACTTCTCCATCTTGCCCGTTTTCGGGTTGCGGTAGTACGTCCAGCGATATAGCTGCTCGCACGCCTCGCGCAATCGCCCCTGGTTCGTTAATTTCAGCATGGTGCTGCCGGAGTATGCGCCGCCGCCAGCGTTGAAAGTGAAGCTGTACATCGACGCCCTGAAGGTGTCCGGCACGGCCACTTTGATTTTGCTGTCAACTACACGCTTTGCGACCTGGATGTGCTTTGCCAAAAGATCATCGCACTCTGACCGGGTATAGGTTTTCCCCTTGATTACGTCCGGCCCTGTAATGCCTTCGCAGACCGTCGAAACGCCAGCGATATCGGTATAAACTTTGTATTTCGTGTCCTCCACTTTCGGGAGGAAGGCGACAGCGATCGCCATCGCCGCCGCGAATGTAACCCGCGTTTTAATCCCCATGTTATTTACTCCTGATCTTCACCGCCGTTTTGATATCCCCGGTTTCCAGCGCTTCACGAAGCGCCTTTGAATCTCGCCAGCGCAACCACGCGCCGAAGGAGCCGAATAGAATCATGAAAAATAAACCAATGGCTGCAATGATAAGTTGCCCGGTCGCAGATCCTGCGAGGGTAACACCGCCGCTACCATTGGTTGCCGCGTTGATGAATTCCCGCATGATATGCAACCTCTGTTAGTTAAGTGATAATGCGATGATATATGCGTTGGGCCAAATAAAGAACAAAAAAAATGGAGCCTGTTAAGGCTCCCAAAGTTTAAGGCGGTGATAATAAAGGCATTACGTAGAGAATATTAATACCATTCAAAAACCATATCAAGGATTTTTTGCGCGTCGTCTTCCGGCTCGCCAGTAGTCATATCAAAATCGAATTCGTGATAAGTTTCGCAAATCAGATCCGGGCGGCTAATATGCTTGCGGCTATCACCATCGAAAGTCATGCCGTCACGATGCAGGCGAACGACAAAGACGTTTACGCTATCGTGCGCCGCGATGTGCTCTACTTCTTCGTCAAATCCGCCGTCGCTGACGACGCAACTAACAGGCGAATTCACGACGGAATCGCAAAGCAACTTGCCGAACTGCTTTTTGCCTAACGTCGGCTTTACGAAATTTTCGCTAATGTGAATCAGGAATTCACGCGGCGAGCGGTCACCTAAAAAGTCGCACTTGACTTCTTTCCGGCTGCGGTCGTGGTAACGGACGGCGAAGCGGGCAAAGTCGGTTGCACCCAGGATGGCGCGCGCAATGTCAAACATCGGCGATTTGAAACTCAGGATCCGATACTCCCATTTGCGGGCGATGATTTCCGCGATGGTGTCTTTTCCGATGCCCGGCGCGCCGTTGAGGATGATTACATTTTTCATTTGTCTACTCCATGAGATTTCAGATGGTCGTGAAGGTTTTCGCCGTAGTCGCAGACCTGGTAAGTTGTGATACCCAGGCTACGGAAGTGCGCAATAACAGTGGGGCTATCATCCCACGCCGCAACGATTCGCTCAATGCCAATCTTGCGTAAAATTTCCTCTTTGATAACCGTATCTTTCCGGTTGTCGGAGGCGGAGCGCATAATCAGCAGGTCGTAATGCGATGCGCCATTTTGCACCAGCCATTTTTCAGTGATCTCGCGTGCCTCATCACTTCGCCCGGTCAGGATGATGACGATAAATCCTGCTGCGCGCATGGCCTCCATTACCCGGATCGTGTCCGTAATGGGAGCGTCGCCGCCAGCCGCCATGTTGAACGCCGTCCAGCTTTCGGTTAGGTGGAGATCTTTTTTCGGCAGCAGGTGCAAACGGTGGTTGCCATTAGACAACGTGCCATCGAGATCGAAAATGCAGATATTTCTATTCATCGGTTTTCCTTTTTGGCCCCTCGCGGGGCCGTTGTGGTTACATGTTCGGGCGGTAGATAAAGCGGCCTACTTCGCCATATTCCTTGCTGTACAGAATAACAGCCGCCTGGCGATAGGAGCGCCAACCACCGCGAGCGGCGTAAGCGTCTTTGGCCCCTAACTGGCCGTGTACTTCGTCAATCCCTAACGAGTGCTCCGTTACGGTCTGGTGATGCCAATGGCCCGAATGCGTGTAGATGTAGTCGCATTGCCCGAACTCCTTGCGGAAGTCAGTAGCCATTGCGGCGAGGCGCGTTTCTGCCTTCTTCATCGTGTGGCCGTGAGTGTAGCCCAGCATCGTTTTACCCCATACGGTGCGATGCAGAATCGCAGGGCTTACGTCAACGAATACGCGCGGCTCATTTTCATAGAACGCTGCGAGCGCTGCACGCAACCAGATCATGCCAGCCTGATCGTGGTTACCCTCGATTACCTGCACCTCTACTTCCGCGTGATTACTCAGCAGTAGCGACACGGCGCGGCGCAAGGATCGAATAGCCACATAGACAAGTTTCGCGTAACGGCTATCCTGATCGAGAACGTGACCACTTGCCGGGGTTACTGCGTCAAGACCGTCACTGTGAAGGAAGTCACCACCGACCAGCAAGACCGCCTTTTTCGACTGCGGGGCAACCGAAACGGAATAGTCAAAGAAGCGGTTAAGAACCCTTTCGGCTGTGCTGGTGTCGTAGTTCTCGCCGCATTCGTGCTTGTGGGCCATCGCTCCGATGTGCAAGTCGAAGATCGGATACAGGGCAAGCTGATCCTCAATGAAAAACTTCGATTCATCCTTCGGCTGCGGTTCTGCGCGCGGGAGGTCTTCGCAGAATGATGCTTGCGCCGCCTCCATCAAAGCGATCATGCGGTCGCGGTCTACTTCTGACTTGACCCAGCGCACAACTTCGTCACCGTTCGCGCGAATCATGGTCGATGTGCCTTTGACACCAAACCCGTCCGGGATGTGCTTCGCTACGTGGTTGTTACCGTGCAAATGCCCCTGGCGGGCAAGTCGAACGCCGCGACGCTCCACACTGCGAACGTTCATTCCGAACTCTTCGGCGATCTCGCGGTAGGTCTTGCCTTCCTCGCGGGCGGCTAAAAATTCTTCGTCTGTGATTTTAGGTTGCATAATTTATCCCAATTGAATTGCGTAGTTAAAGATTGCGATAGTGAGAACCACCGCCGTAATCAGGATCGCAATATATCGCATTCTCAACACTCCCGCTACTTGTAATATTTTTTGGTCTGCTTCGACTCATTAATGAACATCTTCAGCGCGTCGGCCTCCGCTCGCGTCGCAACTGCTATACGCGTGCGCTTCAGTGGGCGCTCATGAAGATAGGTAAATTTCCCATTGAACACAATGGAGATATCCTTGATATCGAAATACTTTGCGATCATCACGATATCGTCACTAATGCCAGCCTCTTTGGCATGCTGCCAGACGGCAGCGCGGCCAGATTCGACAATCATTATTCGTCACCGTAAATGCAGAAGCATTCAGCCATCTGCTCGTACATGTGAATTTCTTCGATGCCGTGGGCGGCTCGGAAGTAGATCGCGCCGATTTCACCATCAAGGCCATTCTCTAAAGGCTTCGCCACGTAGTCGGCCATGCACAGGCGAGAAAGGTTAATCAGGTGGCGCGATACGATGTGCGGCTTAACTTGTACGATCTTGATGGTGTCGGCGATGGTTTTGGTGTTCATGGCGTTAGCTCCTGATTGGTTGATGGAACAATAATACCCGCTCGCGGCGGGCATTGTTTAGCAATTAGTGCTGTTTCGCGAAATATTCCGCACCTTCACGCGCCCGAAAATCCAGCAATTCGCGCTCAAGAATCGCGGGCCAGTCAGCAAGCGGCGTGCCGTTATCCATGAATTCTTGATAAGTGCCGTCGATGCTATCGGCGAAGGCCATCTTTTCCTCATCCGTACCGATGAAGCCGTACTTGTCCAGCAGGGTAACGACGATGTGGAGGTATTCGGTGAAAGATTCAAGCTGTTCCATTTTTCAGATCCCACGTTTGCGCATGCGCTTTTTAGTTAATGACGGGCAGATTTCGCTTACCGGGACGTAGAACGTTTTTTGCTCCTCGCCTGGCTTGAGTTTGCGCATGATGAAAATCACGCTGCCCTTGTTGTTGTTGTCGACTGGTTTCCCGCTTAGGCCGTTGATGAAGGCCAGGCGACCAGATCGGCTTAGTTGCGTTCCGTCTTCGTCCTCCGTGACGTCTGCGACAATCCAAATGATCTCAGCCGCTGCCTTCTGTGCGTCTCGGAACCACGCCGTAGAGTTGTCGCCGGGAAGTAAAATATCGATCTGGTTGTCATGCTCCATCTGCTCAATGGCTTTCAGCACAAAGGGATCCGGGAACGAGTATGGAGGGTTAAGCCAGACGTGCTTATTTTTCCCCCACCAGCGCTTGAGGCAATCGGTCTTTTCGTCGTAAAACTTCTTGCAGACGGTGTTGTTTTCTTCGGCGGCGGCGTCCAAGTCGTATGGCCCGTAACGCTCCTCCATGTAAGCAATAAGGCTGCGATCGGTTGACCACTTGTCGCGGACGATATCCGGCGTCTTGCTCCCGGCGTAGCGGTTGCCCGTTACCTGGTAGAATTTATCAGGCTTGACGGCCTGATAGTGTCCGCCAGTGGCAAGCGCGTTGCCTATGAACGTTTCACGTTCAAGCTGTTCAAACGTCGTGAAAGCGTCGTGAGTGTCTTTGTCTTGGGTGTCTTTTGCCATTATTACTTAACCTCGCAAGTTAGAGTGTTGTGATAAACGCTAACTTTAATATCAATGGTGTTTTTGTTAACAGTATAAAAAGCCGTTCCAAGTGGCGTAAACAGCTTATACTGGTTTTCACCAATGCCATCAATTAAAACGCCAGCGCTCTTGCCGCTAACTACCTTCATATAATCGCTCGTAACCTCAAATGCTTCGTTACCGCAAATATATGTTTTTGGTTTTTCGCTGCAACCAATAAGACCAAGAGACATAACAATTAAAGCAAGCATCTTTTTCATCTTTCAATACTCCGTTCTTCGTTTCTATGCAGTAATACTACCCGACTTTCGCCGGGGGGTTTTAACAAAAAGTGCTATTTTATGGCATCGCAGAAAGCGATCTTAAACTGCTCGAATCCATAGGCCACGGCAGCGAACCCGCCACGGCTTCGGACGGATGCGAGGAATTCCCGTTGCTCCTTGCTCACTGGAGATGCCTGGGATTTACCCTGGCGCTTTAGTTCAATGGCTGCGAACGGGTATTTTCCGCCCAGCCCAATCAGAACAAGGATATCGCTTACGCCTTTAAGCAATCCCATTTGATGATCTGCAACGGCGCTCGCCTTGTGCTTGCTGCCCTCGTTGACCGTATGCCAGAACAGATAATCGGGGTATTCGTAACGCAGCCACGAAACGCTGTTCATCTGGTCGATTTTTTCAAGCGGGCAAGCCTTTACAGGCCCGCCGTAATATTCGAGGTAATCCCCTTTGTCTGTAATCACTCCTCGCCTCCAAAGTCTTTGCGGGAAATAATGTCCTCCTTCTTGCCGTTGATGCGATGCGTTACGCGCTTCGGCGCGCGGAAGTATTCCGCATACTCTAGGATCTTGCGGGCGTTTTTCATGCCGCCCAACTTTCCACGCATTACAGCATCATCAACATGCTGGAAGACTGCCTTTTGTCGCCACAACTTACCGCAAATCGCACTTTCTGACTCAGGGAAGAATTTCTCCCTTGCCGTGAACCGCTCGCCGTCATGGTTGAGCAACACGTAATTAAAGATGATCCCGCTTTGGTTTCGTGTCAATCCCAAATCAAAGCCTACAACCTGATACCAGTCATTTTGCGTGTAATGCTTCCCGGTGAGGTTGTCGTTAGGATCCTTTAACTGCACGCCACAACATCTGCACTGGCGCGCCACAATGTCGTTTTCAGCGTGGCATCCCTTGACCTTGATTTTCCCCGTCCTCGGATCCTTTTGGTCTTCGCAGCGCTGGGACGTCCAAAAATACTCGCACCGATTGCCGTTACTATCCTTGTGGATGCAGCGGCGGGCGTACTCGCTATTTTCGCCTTTGCAGACCGGGCAAATTTTCGGGCCGTTCTTGCTGCTCTTGCGCTTCTGATACTGCGCCTGCTCAAGAATCGGATCGAAATACAACTGGCCCAGGTCATCCATTGTTCCGGCAAAATCCCAGACAAGGTGATCTTCTTTCACCCACGAATAGGGCGCTTCCTTCTGCCAGTCTTTGAGCAATCGCATTCCGCGACCCAAAAGCTGAATCAGCAACGTCAGAGAACCGATCTTGCGAAGGATTACAGAAAAATCCCAAAACGGAACGTTAACGCCAGTCGTTAGGGCCATCACCTGGAAGATGTACTTAATCTCGCCACGGTTCGCCTTGTCCAGAATTTCACCGCGTTTCTTCGAGTTCGTCTTCTCTGTGATGATCGCGTATGTGGCGTCCGGCGGTAAGTAGCTCGCCGCCTCCTTACAGTGTCGCTGGCCCGCGCAAGTGATAAGCACGCCGTTTCGCGTCTGCGCACGCTCGACCACCTTCTGCATAATCAGCTTAGTCATTTCGCCGGAATCGTGGATTTTCTTCTCCATCTTGCGCAAGTCTTCAGCGCTAAAATCCTGCGTGCCGTCCTGACTGGAGCCGTGAAACTCTGACAGGTCATAGCCAAGGCCGTCGGCCTCAGTGTCACCAAAGATTGTCGGAACCACCGAACCGAATTCGACAAGGTAGTTTGTGTTAATGTCCGTGATCTGCTCGCGCCAGAAACCCGGCTGGCTCTTGTCTTCCTGTAAGATCGGAATGACACCGCGGAACTCAGAACCAGTGTAGCCAACGATGCGAAGTTCTCGCCCCGTCTTCTGAAGGCAACGGCGCATTAACTCGATGATTACGATGGTGTATTGAGTGCGCCCGCCGCCAAATTCAACCGTTTCGAACTTTTCGTTGTACGGGTAATCGGCATCGACGATCTCACCATTCACGCGATACGGCTTATCCTTTGCGCGGCTCATGTACTCGAAGGATTCATCGTTCGCGATCGCTTCTGCGAGGTCTTGCCAGTCAACCTGATGGCATTCGTCGATTGCCAGGACTGAAGGCACGTAATCGCCAAGCATCTTAAACAGGCCATTAACCACCGTCCCTTCGGATCCGACGACGATCGGGAAGTAAGCCGCCTTTGTGCCTAACCCGGCGCAATAAACGGAGTTTGGCACGTCAAGGTTGCTGATTTCTTCGGAATCCTGCTTCACGATCTCGGCCTGCCTGGCGAGAACCATCATAGGCAAGTTCATTGTTTTGCACTGCGCCGCGAGCATGGCGATCATGATTGTCTTGCCTGCGGATACGGACGCCTTAATGTAGAACGGATGCTCATAGTTCGCGATCCGCTTCGCCGTCTCGATGTACGCGACAGCCTGGTAAGGGTACGGAACGATATTCCCGACCGTGAACCGCTTTTGAATAGATGGGATCTTGTCTGCGTAGGCTTCAATTTGTTGTTCAATTGTCAGCATGGTTAATCCTGATTTGTCATTCGCATGGTTGCGTGTATAATACAGAGCAAATTTTATCGTGTTTAACAAAAAGTGCTGTGAGGTTAAATTATGGAACAAATGGCAAAGGTAGACAAGCGAACTTTGAACGGCAATAACGGGACGTCACGCGGGAAAGATAAGAAGCCCCGCAAGAAGCCGACAGGCTATTACGTACTGAAGGATGAAGTAAGGGCGGGCCTTACTACCCGGATGGAATTGGTGATCGAGGCATACGGCGGCATCGCCAAAACAGCAAAGGAGTTGGGCGTTAGCATCCAGGTCGTTCAGCAGTGGATTAAACGCGGCATGATTTCAGCCGATGGTGCTTACCTGGTTCATAAGAGTTACCGCCGCAATGACTGCAAAGGCTTCAGGGCTTCATTTTGCCGCCCGGATCTCAGATTCGACAGCAACGGCAAGCCGATTACGCGCCGCTGCGACCGCCGAGAAATGCTTCGAGTAGTCCGATAGCACAATTTGACTAACTACTAAACGCCTACCGGGTTATGATTCTCGCGTGGGCGTTTTTTATTTGGAGGTTATGACGTGGATTTTTACGACGAAAAAGAGGTTTTGCCATACATGCCGGGGATGTGGCGCGAGGCGCTACAAAATATTTGCGGCATCCACTCCCGCTATTTCAACGGCAAACACCAGGACTGCCCTAACTGCGGCGGTAAGGATCGCTTCCGCTGGACTGACAAATTAGAGAATCGCGGCGACGGCGGGGCATATTGCAGCGGCTGCGGTGCCGATAAGGGGATCGGATGGTTAATGAAGTTGAGCGGCGAGCCATATAGCGAGTGCATCAACATTCTTGGGCGATACCTGGGCAAAGTTCCGCAAGAGTACGTAGTTAAGCGCAACAAGCAGGTTACTCGCGATAACGGGTACGACTACGGCAAGATGGCAGATCACGATCGCGTCGTGGCGATAATGAACAGAACGGAGGCCGTCGATAGCACGCCTGTAACGCTCTATGAGGGCATTGAAAATGAGTTCGTTGAATCATACCGGGTTGGCGTAAAAACCCACGAGAACGGCAGGCAAGAGCTATTTCATGCGCTCCCGATGCGACTGGTACATGAAGACGGGCCGGACGATGAATACTGCAACATCTTATTCATTGATGAGGAGGGCCGCGAGAAGATGTTAGCTGGCGACCTGACTTTCGGATCGGTGATCGTAACCAATCAGAGCGAAGGCGGTAACGGGCCAATTTACCTGGCTCGCTCTTGGGTGGAGGCGATGCACTTCAATATCGCAAGCTCGTTTAAGTGTGACGTGTGGGCATGCATCATCCCGTCCAACGTTGAGATCGTGGCCTACCGATATAAAGGAAATGGTGGCGGAGAAGGTAAGCGAGAATTGCGAGTCGTATGCAGCAGGAAAGATCGGGATATGCTGGCGGCGGCTGAAGAACGCGATATGAAAGTTATCGTGCCGAACAATGACAACTTCAAAGGCGGATTCGAACGAAAGCTCTACGTGGCATCATCCCTTCTCTGATTAAAGCGTGAACAAATTTTAGGTAAGATTGATAATTTCAGTCTTACCTTTTTTTATGCCAAAAATTCAGCAACTTACCAACTGGTCGACCACTTTAAGTAAGATTAGGTAAGATGCATCTTACGTAAATTTCGCTCATTTTTTAACCAATATCGCACCATATAATATATATAAGTATATGATATCTAACTATATTATTATTATTACTCTCTCTCTATCTATCTGTGTAGGTAAGATTTTCTTCGGGTATATGCATTTTGCTTTGCGATTCCGCTCCAATTTTTCTGTGAATATTTACCTATAGGCATCTTACCATCTTACCAATTTGCGTTAACTCCATGAAATATATAAAGAAAATCACGTAAGATGCATCTTACTAAATCTTACGTAAATTTCGCTCATTTTTTGACCAATTGGCGAATAGCACTTTTTGCCTTGCACCTGGAATCGTCATGCGTATACTTAACGCAACGAAACCACAATAGGAGCAATATCAATGGCTGAAGCAATTTTTAAGGCATACACTAACGCGGAATTATCCAACGATGATTACCACGATCCTAACTCCTGGTGCGCCAGATACGTTAGCGGCTCAAGCCTCGGCGAGATTTACGCAACCTCACCGGCCCACTGGAAATACAAGGAGCGGGAGGAAACAGCCGCGCTTTCCTTCGGTACTTGCTCCCATACCTGCATGCTTGAGACGTCCAAATTTAATGGCGAATACCTGCGAGCGACCGCACCGGGCGACGTTAAGGATCTGATTACTTCGAAGTCGGCATTGTCTGCGAAATTGAAAGCGTGTGGCCTGATTGGGACGTCCAACAAGGACTACCCCGAATTGCTGGAAATGGCATACCGCGCCGGGATTGATGTTAACGTGTGGTGGGCGATCGAACTCTGCGACGAAAGCGCCGCCATCAACTCAGGACGGAAGCTGGTCAAGGATTCTGATTTCGATGCGGTCGTGCAAATGCGAAACGTGATGCTGGCTAACCCACGTCACGCGGCGTGCATTGAATCGGATACAGCGCAACGCGAGTTGTCAATCTTCGGCGAAATTTTCGGTGTCCCGGTAAAGGTTCGACTCGATCATGTTGACGTCGTGTCGGATCCCGAACTCATCAAAGAGTGGGGGTTTAACCCGGATGAAGTTTTCGAAGTGGTGGTGATTACCGACTACAAAACTACTCAGACCTCTAAACCGGATGACTTTGGGAGACTGGCGTTCAACCTGGGCTACTATCTCAAAATGGCATTGCAGCGCGATCTGTTCGTTAAGACGTACAACGAAAAACGCCCGGTTGTTGTCCGCCTGCTGACGCAGGAGAAAAAATCACCGTTCGCGCCTCTCGCGTTCACGTTAACTGATCAGCAGATTGAGATCGGGCGGAAGCAGTATCAAAGCGTGATTCACCAGTACGCCGAATGCGTCAAGCATGACGTTTGGCCGTCATACGAATCGAACGCAGCGGAAGTGAGGTTGCCCACGCCGCAATTCGTGAAATACATGTTCCCGGAAGTATACGGCACAAATAGCTAAACACTACGGCGCACTTGTGATATAGTGCGCTCCACCAATCAGGAAAAGGAAAGTTTGTCATGCGTACATCTGAAAGTTTCAAAGAGATCGCCGTTGCGTTAATCAAAGCGAAGTCTGGCTTCGTCGCCGCGAAGAAAAGCGGGAAGAACAGCCACCTGGGGAACACCTACGCCAATCTCGGCGATATCCTGGACGCCATCGGACCATCGCTGGAAAAGAACAAAATTATGGTCATTCAATCAATGATGGATACCAGCACCGACAAGGTTATGCACCTTGAAACGATGTTCCTGCACGAATCTGGCGAGTGGATGGCGTTTCAGTTCAACATGCCGATCAGCAAAACCGTTGAGCAAGCATATGGCTCGACGACCTCATACGCTCGCCGTTATGCGTTAGCCGCCGCGCTGGGCATCAAGCAGGCCGACGATGACGCAGAGATCGCGAAGATGAAGCCGCAAGACTTCAAAAAACGCATTGATGCGTGCGAAGACCTCGAATCTCTCCGCGAGATTTACAAGCTGGCTAAACAGACGTTGACGCCTGCGGAATGGAAGGTTACGGAAGACGATATCACGAAGCGCCAGGCGCAACTAAAAGTGACTCCAGCGAACGGATTTAACCCCGGAAAGCCGCAAGAGGTTGCGAAACGTGAGCCGGAACAGGTAGAATCAAAGCCTGAACCTGAAGCACAAGATATCTCATCTTTCAACTAATTTAACCGGGCGGGAAGCCGCCCCATAGGAAAAACAATGCATGTTGTAACAGGGGTAATCCGAAAAGCGCCTTACGTAAAAGAGGGCAGCAACAATAACGGGCCGTGGAAGATGTATGCGGTCGACCTGTCGGAGAGAATGAAGATCCGCAATCGCGACGGCCAAGACGAAACTGTATACACCAACTATCGCGCCGTCTTCTTTGCGAAGGAAAGCATGATTGCGTGGTACGATGAAGCGTTGCAGGTGGACAAGGTTATTAGCGTCAACTGCCGGACACTTCAGATCGTAAACCGCGAGCACAACGGCGCTACTTACAGCCACAATGAAATGATTATGCCGCAATTGGAATTCAGCCAGCGCGAACCAACGCAGGGCGGCGGTAATCAGCAGGGTGGGTGGGGCCAGCCTCAGCAACCGAAGCCGCAACAACAACAACAACAACCGAAGCCGCAAAGCGGTGGTGGTAATCAGGGTATGGATTTCGATGATGATATCCCGTTCTGATTTGACAACTAAAGGGGCTGCAAGGCTCCTTTTTTTTTCTGTTCATTGATGCTATTATCTGCGTTACTAAGACAACCAAAGAGGAATAAAAACATGGCACTATACAGAGAAGGCAAG